GTCACACGCGCTTTAGTATTGGCAGTAGGTGCAGACGCTTCTATGCTAATCACATTAATTGGAATATGGTCATTTGCGTTTACCTGATAAGGTCTAACGGTATAATCACCAGATTCGTCAAAAGTTCTTCGTTCAAATTCAAGTGCGAGTTCGCTGTAAATAGCCGGGCGTTCTGATGTTACTGCTAATCCATTCACGATTTTAGTCAATGATACAAAATTAGAAGGTATTTCGTCTTCAGGGTCTAAATAAAATGCTATTTTTGCAGAAGCTTGAAGTCTATCTGCGCCAACTGCTGAAAAAGAAGTTTCGCCTCTTGCAGGGTCTTTTAAATCTGGATTATCTGCTGCAGTAATAACAATTTCATCATAATTAAAACCGAAATAACCAGTTGGAAATTCAGTCGAACCGGGTCTAGCAACAATAGCTTGTGCCTCAACATCAACAAAATTTCCGTTTATATAGAATATACCAGCATCCAATTGAATATAAATGTTCAATCCTGTATATTCACTATTTTGAACAATACTAGCAGCAACAGAAGTATCAGTAATTCTAAATAAATGACTATTACTAAATTCATCTACAATAGAATTAGTGTATAATGTGTAATAATTTTCAGTTGGGTTTTCAGCAACAGCAATTACTTCTATATTTTCGACAGCGACACCGAAAGTGTCATTTTCATAAACTTCAATATTTTGGCCTATCCACTCATTTAATATAAGTTCGGTGCCTAAGTAATCTTTATCAATATTAAAATATCTGACTCTTTTAATATTAGAAACACCACCTTGCACCCGCGAACCATTAGAAAAAATATGTTCAGCAAACTTTTTAGTTTGATTTTTTGCAATTAGCTGTGCTTCATTTAATTCGCGAGATTGAACATCATGTTTTGGCTTAAACAAAACATTGATATAATTCTCATTTAATATGGAACTATAATATGGTGGTTTTTTTGAAACAATGTCTATTGTCATAACAGCCCTTAAAAGGTTAATAAAATTCTATACGTTTCGACGTGATTATCACGTCTAGTTACTGGTGCTCTATTTTCATTATATACAACAGTTCCAGATTGCCGATTTACTGTTTCATCAGATGAAATTGTAGCAACAGTTCCTCTATATCCAGTATCAGTTGTAATAACATCGCCAACTTCAAGTGTGCCAATTATATTAGTTAAATATTTTGTAATCAAATCGCTGATTAAAATTCCACCGTCTGACACAGAATACGCACTCAAAAGATTAGACTCAGATTTAACTTCTACATTAGTACTAAATGTTCCTACAATAGTACTTGTGGTGAATGAGGTTCGAAAATCATATGTTTCTTCTGTTAATAAATTGCCATTATTATCTTCTGGATTTTTCCATATTAAAATTTTTCTAAAAGGCATATTAGCCGGAATTGTATCATTTTCTGTACCGTCAAGACTAACTTCTATTAAAATATCAAAAGCGTTTAAATCATTAATAGCATTTCTGCCGACGCCTTTAACTGGTGTAATAACCGGTGATATAACAGCTCCGGTACCAGTAGACGAATTTATAGTAACAAAGGCTTCGGTATAATCTTGCCCAAATAAATCCGAGTTTACAATTTGGATTTCTCCCGTATCACTCACGCGATTAATATTTGCTGTCGCGGATTTTCCATCTCCTGTGACCGTAATCGTATCGTCAGTTGTATAACCACTTCCTGCAGAAATAACTTCATATGCATATATTTGTCCAGCAATTGCAGATTGCTGGACAATCCAACGAGCAGAACTATCATTTATTAATAAGGGACGTAATGATGATTTCCCAGTAAATTCAGCTTGTTCATATTCAACCGGTGACATAGTGTATAAATATTTCCATTTATATCCATCAGTTGTTTCTATAACTTCAGATGATGTGCCTGTTGGTTCAACAGATGATAATCTACCATTACCGCCTAAACCATTCCACAAACACAAATATACATTGCGCTCTTCAGTGGCAACGTAAAAATTTTTTTGTTCAATGATAGATGGATTATAATAAGCGTATTTGCTACCAAGAGACCATTTCACATAAGGATATGTAAATACTATATCAGCAGATGTGAATTTTTTAGCATACAAAAATTCTTTTCTGGTTTTAGCTATTGCTATTTCTGACGCGTCAACAGTGGGCCAATCATTTTCCTTGTTAACTACAATAGAACCTACGCCTGTAAATGTGGTAAAATTAGTTCCATCTACACCTAGCAATTCAAATGTGTCATCAGTAGCATTTGTAATAATGCTTTCACTGTTAAGTTGATTTAACTCATCCGTACCGGTTACACCTTTAAACGAAACTAATTGACCGTTAATTAGTCCATGATTTGTAGAAGTAATAATAACAGGATTTGTTAGTGATACTAATTCGATAGGAATTAATTCTTCCCAAGGATTTGCTTTAGCTGCGACAAGATAATAATTATTATCATCAACACTTTCTATAAAAGTCTGTGCAAATTCTTGTTTAAAACCATTTGTAGTTTTACCATATGATTGCGCCATTTATCTTCGAACCTCTATTGTATTATTTAATATGAAATTATCAATAAATTTATCCGCATTAGATGAAAAAATTGAACACTCTTTATTTGTACCATCATTGAAAACTGCAATAACAGTTCCGTGTGTTTTATCTCCGTTTGAATCTTCAGTATAAAAAATACTTCCTACTGATACAAATTGAGATAATCCGTCAAGTTTATCTAGCTCAACATATACGTATGTATTATCTGCATACGGATAATTTGCCATTATTACGCTTGCTTTTAATTGATATTCGGAACTACTATTTGCATGATTATCTACATTAAGTACGACAGACGCAAAATCTAAATAATCAGAATATATGAATAATCCTTGTTCGCGAATATTTTCGTAAACTAATTCATGAATGCCTTCAGTCGTAACTCTTATTGAATCAGACGATTGTGTGTAATCAACATTATAACCATTTTGTTTAACGGCTATTACTCTTTGATATTTAGGATTAAATGACGCAGTTCCAACAAATCTTGTTATTTCATACACCGGAGATATTGTTCTAAAACCGTCATCAATTTTTTCAACTATTCGATAATACCCAGCAGGATGAGCAATATCGGCTACGGAATTTTCATACTCTGATTGAGGTGTGATACTGGTTAAAATATATGAATGATTTTGGTAATATAAATTATCTCTTAATACTCCAGAAGAACTTAACTGTCCATGATAAGAATCAAAATATCCTTCATTATGTTTTATAATTTCTGCTTGGAATGTAAAAGCAGAACCGTCTTCATAAGTGCCAACAATTTCGCCGTCAATAAAACCATCTCCATTTCCTGGAGTATTACAAACAGCTAAATAATTGTTTGATTGTGTTTTTTCCATGATAATAAATTTAGCTCTATTTGGTAATTCAAATTTACCAAATTGCTGATGTATAGAGGAATCTAAATTATTTGTATCAAGAACCGGTTGCCATATAGGATGTGCTGATAATTGAATATCTGGCTCATCAATCAAATCATTAACAAAATGCACAGTTTCATACTGAAATTCACCATTTATATTGCTAAGGTGTAAGTCATGGAAAACGCGTTGGTCGACCACACGCGTTTCTACGCGCTCTATGAACGCGTAAATGTCAGGATTTGTTGAGCTTTGAATAAATAAACCTTCAATGTCAATTAAATAATCACTATTATAATAATTATCAGAAGACTGAGCTACGTTTGGAAATGTTTTAAATATATTATTTCTTACCGATGTAGAACGAGTGTCTAACGCTTGCGTCAAACTTTCAATTCTCATAATAATATCTTTTTTCCATACTCCGCCAGACGCTTGAAAAATTTTCTTTTTGTTTGTTGAAAATTGAATAGGTTCGTTATTTAAAACACGACCTAAATATTGATATGATTTAGCAGTTCCTCGTATATTATAAAAGTCATTGCTTCCCATTAATACTAAATCTTTTCGCGCTTTAGTATTTTCGGGAAAGTTTTTTAAATAATCAGGAGCTAATCTTTCTCGTTCTTCAATATCAAGTCTCATATCTCGATATTGTGAATAATTCATTATTCGGTCAAGAGGATTTTTTTCCAAATTCATGTATTCATAAAAATCTTTTTGGAATTTGTAAAATGCCTCATGACTGCCAACCTGGTGTGCAGGAGTAATAGTATCAATTATATCAACTTCGGCAGTTCTCGATCTAGGACGCAAAAAGCATTCTAAAGGTTCAAAATCACCGTCAACGTAAATGTATATTGAATTTCTATCGTATTCAATGTCAAACGGTACTATCATTTGTTGACCGTCTAAAATACCATTAGTAGCACACGCGCGATAAGTATTTAGAATAACTTTAATTTTGGTGCCTGCAGGAGGAATTGAGTTTTCATTAAATGATAAACGAGAGCCGATTTCGCCATTAAATTCTGTAATATTATAGTCAAAACTATAGTCGCTGCCTTCAGACAAAAGAACATCATTGGCTAAGACATAAACACCGTTTTGGGAAAATACGAAACTATCTTCACCTGATAATAAAGGTTGTGATAATTCATCACCACGCGCACGATAAATTTCTGAAAATACTGCAAGAGGTTTTTCAGTAAAAAACATATCTGTGTTTGTTGGAACTATAATAAAAGAAGTTCCGTCTGAAATATAATTTAATTCGGAACGATCTCTTTCATCCAACACCCATAAACGCTGCTTTGTTTCATTCTTAATACGAATAACCGTGCCGTCTCTTCCTGATAAATTCATAGAAGAGCCGTTAATTAATACTTTATTATCGCCTAATGTTGCCGTAACATCGGTTATTATCATATTAAGCAACCTTAATTTTAGATGGGTCTATTCGAAGAATTTTATTTCTTACGGTAGTTAAATGATTTGAATCTGGAGTTGTAAAAAATGATAATATTCCATTATCAACTCTTTGTATGCCAATAGGAGACACATTTATAAGACCGGTATTATAATTTACCGTTCCTATATTAGCACGAACTACTCCATTTGCTACATCAGACCTAATCATTTGTATAATACCATTTGAATTGTCTTTTAAGATAACTCTATTATTTTGAAATGTGAAGCTGTTGGTTCTTAATGAGCCAGGAGTTATATTATTTCTAAAATTAACACTGTAAGGAATTTCTCTATTTAAAACAGGAGTTTCTCTTATTTCAGCTTCAATGGTTATATAAATGCCACTAAGCTCTGGAATTTTATCATGAATAAAAGACGCCATATGAGATGTTTCTAATCGTGAATCAAATTGATTAATACGGGTTGACGAATATTCGATAATTAATAATTTTATTAATGATGCATTTTCAGTAGTTAAGTTTCCAGAGGCGTACACAGGAGATGCATTTATTGATACAAAAATATATTCAGCAGGAACAATTATAGGTTCAACTTCCATTATTCTGTAATCTTTATTAAGGCGCTGAATAATTTCAACTCTTTTGCGTTCACTAACAGGAGCACCATTTCTATCAAGCGATATGAATACACGACCAAAATTGGCTAACGGTGCATTTTCATCTTCGCCTCCCCACACTTTAATATTAGCAATTTCAGGGAATATATTTTGCATGATTGTTTGCCAATCAGTAGAGCTAAAAGCTCTATTGGCAGAAGTATATTTTCTCGGTGCATTAAATTTAATGTCATCTATGGTCTCTCGCTCTAAACCACCTGCTGATTTTGCGTTAGCAGCAAAAACAACATTAAACGTAATAAGGTCAGGATTTTTAGCATCATTTGAAATTAGTTTTAGGGTTTCAAGGCCATTTCCTTCATTTCCGTTTGTTTGGAAATAAACAATTCGTACAACATTACCATGAGACACATTTTTACCAAGAACGCCGTCACCGAAGAATATATTATATGAACCATCTGATAATTCATCATAGAAAAATACTTTACTGTCAGATGTTAATTCAACAACACTGTCTGCGTGTACGTATCGAGACAATACCGAACTATCAGTTCCTTCTTGAACGTAAACTTCTGTTAATTGCATATCAACATTTGCGGTTACGGTATGAAATTTTTGGTCTCTATCTCTATTGTTAACAATGTATTCTACGGAGAAATATTGTCCTTCTGCTAATTGAACATCACTAAATGTATGAGCTTCGCCTTCTTGAACATTAGACACATATTCATTAACGGTTGTAAATATTTTACTGTTTGCGCTGCCTCTAGTGATTTCGTCATACGCTCTGAAAGTTGTACCTTTAGCCAATGTAATATTTGTAGGCTGATTTGCACCAATAATACTTAATGTACCATTTATTTTTGAAGACACCCGACTTCTAGGAGTATACGATAATGGTTTGGCATGTGATACTGCGCTAGTACGAATTTGAGAGGTATGTAAACTTCCTTCTGAAGATACCATATTAGCATAGAAACCGGCCTGATGTGCAACGTAGGCTATGTTTCGTAAAAATATGTTTAACTGAGAACCTCTAAAATCATAATCTTTCCAGTAATCTTGACCTTCATACATATCGTATAAATTGTCAAGTACCGCATCATAATCCAGTTCCGTAATTCGTGTGTGTGGCGTATCCATTTATCGGACCCTTTTTAATACTGATGTGTAAGGAATTAATTCTTTTGTTTGCGCTATTTGCAATATACAATCTACGGTCAGCGCATTAGCATCTTCTTGAAATGTTACTTCGAGTTCCAGTATTTTTTCTATTCTAGTTTCTATTGTTAGAATAATATTTTCAACCAGCGCTTCTGTTGTTTTTTTCACTGGGTCACTAAAATTTTCAAATAATAATTCGCGTATGCCTGCGTTTAAGCCTGGATAAAAAGGCCAATCACCTGATACCGATTGAAGTATATTATTAACTGATTGTAAAATAGCTTCTCTATCTGTTTTAACAAACACACCAGATTCTGATGCGCTAGGTAAAAAATCTCTAGCTATATCACGCGACTGCTTTGGCACTTACTGGATTCCTATAACCTTCTCCTGAACCTTCAGTTTGAGCCGCATATCGCTGACTTCTATCACTTTCAATCGGAGAATATTCTTGAACATCTTTATCATATATATCTGATGACGTATGCTCTTGTTTTTCATTATGGTCTGTTGTGTGTGGGTAAGTTGCGCTATCAGTTCCGTCGGCAGGTTTAGGAGCAGAACCAAGAGTCGCAGCGACGGCAGATTTACTTGACCATGTTGCATGTGATACTTCTGGAGACACTTGAATAACAGAGCCTGATTTAAACGACATGGAACCTGATTCATATGAAACGGACGATGCGTTAACATCAAATATACCATCTGAGCCAAATGCAACATTAGCGGCCGCAACACCATATGACGCGCCCACAGAGATAAGAAAATTACCAGTAGTATTTATTGCAGCAGAAGCTTTACCTGTTACCGACGCGCTTTGAACGGCATCTAAATATACATTTTCACTAGCGGCAACATTAAAATTACCATCTCGAGCGGCAACATTAACAGAAGCAGCTTCGTATTGCGTATCTCCGTCAACACCAATTCTTTGAAATCCTCCTATATTAACAGAGGAGTCGCCTTCAACCGAGTGCATATCTGACCCAGAAATTTGTGTTACATTGTTACCGCCGACGCGCATATTAACATCACCACCTGCGACAATATTTAAATCGTCGCCCGCATTAATATTAATGTTAGCTGTTGCAGCAATGCCAATATCTCCAGCAACCGTAATATTACAATGTCCATGCACAATTAAAAAGTCATCACCCATAACAGCTCGATATGAATCAGTCACAACAGTTTGTTTAAACTGTCCATCGGCAGTTATTTCATAGCCTGAACCAGATTTATGTCTCTCTTGAATACGTTCTGAACCAGGAGTTGAATCGTATTCTTTAAAATGCCCACCTTCATATGTTTTAACTCTATTGTGAGGATATTCAGTTGCAGCAGAGTCAGAAGATGGCATTGTTACAGATGGAGCGTCTGGAACTGTTGTCGAATCAACATATGCTTGTGTTTGTTCACCTTCTGTTGCACCTAAAGATGCAGCAACTGTTGATGCTTCACCTGATGGAACTCCACCTGATACTGCGCCTCTTAAAGCGTTATAATAATCAGATGCTTTTGTGCCATATTGGTCCGCGCCATCATTTCCGTTTTTAAAATTCCTAGCTCCACCTGGACCTAGGAGATGCGCAACGGCTAAATAACCAGCAACTTCATTAGGTGCTTCTTTTTTGTCAATAATCTTCATACGAGAGATTGATTTATAATTTCTTCTCGTATAATTAAACATTGCCGTGTCTTGGCAATCATTTTTATTCGCCAACCAGTCATCGCGTTTATTGACGCCGTTTTTACCAGTCCATACGGAATCTGATTTAAGATTTCTGACATTTGTACCAGGCTTTACATAACCTTCATCAATTAACGCCATTGCTCCAAACTGCCAACGTCCGCAATAACCAATGGTATTAACAGCGGTATAATCATTTCCTGATTCGCGGTTTCCTAATTCTTGCAAATATTGTGGCCATCTTGAATTATCTAATTGACCGACCGGACCTGTTTTTGCATCATTTGCTGGAAGAGTATCAACAGAAGGTTCGTCCTGTGCTTTATCGCCAGAGCCATCGTATGGAGTTGCTTGAGGAAGGGAAGTTGCAACTTCTTCATCTATTCGTTCATTTCGATCTCTATCATTTTCACCAATGTTACCAAAATCGGTTGCTAATTTAGGATATGAGCTGTTATTATTAAATGAGCTACGATATATTCTTCTAGAAGAACCTGAGAAAGATGTACGTGATATTAAATCGGCTCTTGCGTTATCAAGAAATCCTTTGTCTACATTTAATATACCAGTTGGCGTTGGCGCGGATGTTGGTGAAATATTAAACGCGCGTTCTTTAATATATGGAGCAACTGCTTCAAATTGTCTAGTAAATGTTTCGCATCGCGCTATTAAAGAATCTAAAACTTCAATAGTTAATTGAACTTCATCATCAGTCGCGTATGGTAATAAAATTACTTTAGCTTCTTCGGCGCATCTTGCTAAATCAAATATATCAGACCATAAATTATCATTATCATAATAAGACGCCCCAGCTTCAAAATATTGAATTATTTTTTGTTTATAAAAAACTACATCTACGCTGTCTTCTTGTAATATGTCTATTACGTTTTGAAAACCTTTGTATAAAACATCAATTTGGCTAAATAAAAAATAGTTAATTAAATATACTCTATTTCTAACTACATCAAATTGCTCTGTATCAATATCAACATCATCGTCGTCATCAAAAAAATCTTCAATCAAATCAGCAAAGTTGAATGATAAACCTAATGGATTAAAATTTTCTGCTAAATTGTGCGCAGGTCCAATACGTCTTTCCATTTCATCAAGAGTATATGGTCTTTCCCAACCAGGTACTCCTGATACACCGATACCATTGTTTCCCGGTATATTGATACCTCGTGAATCAAGAGCATTAAAACCTTGCGATAACAAGCCATCAAGATTAATACCTGCTTTTGACATATAGGCAGAAGCAGGAGAATCTTTTCCTAAAAACGCTTTTTTAATTTTGCCTACCGCTTCACTAGGAAGCTCTTGTATTAAATGCTTTTTAATATCATGTATGTTAAAAATAGACATATTTATCCTTGAGAATTGCTAGTGCTAGTTACTTCATTATTAGCCGTTCCTACAGTATTTGCTAAATCTCTAGACGCACCTTTTGGCCATCTGTAGCCTGCGTGTGCATTTGTTGAATATGTAACGATAGAAACTTTGTTTCCCTGATTACCTCCTAAATATTTGTCTTTGCCACCACTTCGTCCTACCCAAAATCCTGTGTGTCCAGATGGAGAGTTTCTTTGTGAAGCGCTTCTGTGTTTTACAGCAACACATCCATACAAAGGACTATCAAGCCTTTCCATAGAACTTGCGGTTAATGCTGATTTGGCCATTCCGGTCATACCAGACACATTTTGGCCGGCCTCTTTTAAACACCATCGTGTAAATGCTGCACACCAAGGATGTTGACTATCATCTGTATAAAAACCTAAATCGCGGCCGTATTTCAGCACTTCAGGGTTGTGAGAAGGTCCTTTTGTTTCGGTAACGCCAAGTTCTCCTCGAGCAATTTGAAGCCATTGTGGACCGTCACCTGTTGGATTAATAGTACCAGGACCACCTGCAGACGATGTATCATTTAGCGTATTATCAGAACCCATTGGCCCACCTGAACCAGGCCTAAATAAATTAGCCGCACCGCCGAAAAATTCACTTTGGTTTATCGTACCGAGCATAAATGGTGTTTGGCAATCAGGCCAATCACCCCAAAATCCTAGTACAACGGTACCAATCATTAAACTAATTGAATTACCTACGCCTGATACACCTGCAGAATCTAAAGGCATAATTGGAAATGCCCAAGGAAGTTCTTCAGTAGGAATTAATGCTTCGTCAAATATATGATAACCGTGTACCCGAACGCGGCATCGACCTAATTGTAAAGGGTCCGAACGATTTTCTACAACTCCGATAAAATATTTCATTCCATCAGAGCCAACAAAATGTTGATTTATAAATCTTTTTCCCAAGATATACGCCTGTTAAATTATGCATGATTCATGATATATACAATAATCAAAAGATATATAGATTAGCAGATTATATAAAAATGGAACGATATGTCGCACTCTTATAAAAGTTTAATGGAAAGTACTAAGTTAGATTTTTTTAACGAATTACGCAAAAAATTTGCTGAGTATTATGACGAATTATTGACGAATATGGCTGAGGATGTAGGCGGCATTGAAGCAGTTCGTAATTTTATTCAGAAAAAAGAACTCAATTTAATGAGCCCAACTAATATCATTATTAAATCAGTAATGGCTATGGGCAAAGAAAATATGTATGACGTTTTTGATAAAGTCGACGATACTTATATTGCTCATGCTATTAGTCATATGGCAGGATATAAAGAATTAGCTTGTACATTTGAACGAGATAGTCTTTATATTGATATGCTCGAAGCTTTACCTTATAAGAGTATGTTAGACCACACTTTGAATGATTGCGTTCGTATAGTTGAAGAAAATTATATGACAAAAATTCAAAAGATAGATTTTATTGAATATTCAATGGTACTTGACAAAATGGAATATGGAAAATCAATTTGATGAAATTGATATTGAGTATGAAGAACGTCCAGGCAATATGGATTTTGATAAACCGCATCAACGACTTTCTATATGTGCATCTGCTACAGCAATAGCTGGAATAATAAATTACATATCGTCAGCCGGTATAGACATAGTAAAAGGATAACATAATGTCATTTAAAAAAAATTTAATAGAATCTATTAATGAGGATAATGTAGAATTTGATTCTGGTCGCCATACTCATAAAATGGCAGGAGACCTAGAAGATTTTTCTGATGAAATTGAAAATATAGGAAGTCAATTAGAACGTTGGATAAAAAGTGCACCTTTTAAAAAAGTTTATATAAAAGGTGCTGAAAAAAGACAAATAAATATCTTAAAGCGTGCATTAAAAGAATTAAATGTTGCTAATAAAAGTATATTATCAGTTTACAATGATTTAATGTAAAATTAAAGAGGCAAAATGCCTCTTTTTTAATTGTGAACAGGCTCTTCATAATCTGTAAGCAAGCCGTCCATCATAAGACGAAATCCATCACGCATATATGTTATTCCGTGTAAAAATTTAGGATTACGATCCATATAAGTAAAATGTGATTTTTCGTAGTGATTATAAGTATTATCATCTTGTGGAACTACATCAGCCCATTCAAAATTCCATTGACCATCATCTTGTTGAGTAGTTCGTTTTAAGCAATACGTTTGGTCATTAACACAACCATTTAAAAGTATTATTGAATCAGCTTTTGGGTCGTCGCGCGGCATCGCAATATTATTATTTTCAAATTCCTCTCTCGTATACGTAGATGTATACGCTTCTTGAATGCTAATATAAGCATCATAATCTTTTTCGATTAATGTAAAAGCTGAAATCAATTTACCAACTTTAATATATTGGTCATCATCGTGCCGTAAATCAATATAACTAACAGGTACATTATTTTTAAAAAATATAATACGCGGCTGAAGTACATCATCAACTTTAGTTGCGCTTACCGCGTATTTTGCTGCAGTGTTAAATAATGTTTCTGTTGTAGTGATTGTCATAATAATTCTCCAAATAGTTATTAATATATTACCACAACAAAATTTCTAATAAAACACTTTTAACTCTTACTTGAATGCTGTCCTGTTTTTTCAAAATGATTCAAATCATTTTTGTATATGCTCATTACAGATTTAACATATTCGTCTGGATTATCTGAAAACATTGGCGCAACGTGTTTAACAAATCGTTCCGGTTTAATCATATAATCTCTCCAACCTATAAAACGATTATCACGATCTATGAAATGCCAATAACATGTAATCCAACTACGTAGAGAATCGCAACGCGCAAATTCTTTCCCTTCGGCATACGCGCGTCTAGCAACCAAACCAACTGTTTTTTCATTAAACTCAATATTTGAAAAATTAAAATTATCAATAGCTAATTGGGAATTTCCCCAGTCAGATTCATGGGCCCATTGTGCTAATGTTAACGCTCGCAATTGTGGAGGAACTGGTGCGCCTTTCCAATATTCTTTGCTAAGATTATCCCAATTTTTAGTGCGTTTTGCCATAATACACATCCTTTAAATTATTGATTTTTCTTATAAACTAAATCTAACCAATTTAAAAGTTATGTGAATATTTCAGAGGCATCTACTCCACGAGAGTCTTTCATCATTTGGATAGTCATTGTAAACGATTCACGCTGATAACTTCTTCGAACATGTGTTACAAGATATTCACCTGAGTATGCAGGGTCAGGACCCGGATTTGTATTACTTGCACGATTTTCAGGATTTGGCATATCAAAATCAATAATCATTCCTGCTTCTAAACCAATATGTCCTGGTAAAGTGCCTTTAATAACGTGATTTTCCATTTGTTGCATTTGACTTATTTTGGGAGGCATCCATTCGTCAATTTTACTATTACCTTCCGGTTCAGCATTAAACAATCCTTTATGTTTAATTCCGACACGTAAATGAGCTTCTGGAAAAAAGCTTTGCTGCCCACTAAAACTTCCGTTAAGAGGCTTAGCATTAATACCATTAATTCCCTTTAAATGCTGGTGGTCGTAAAATGATTGATTATAATCAAATGTATAATCGTCAAAACGGCGTTCAATAATATCAATAACTTTTACTGTATTTCCGTACATTCCTTCTTTGGCGTTATCCAATACATTAAAAGATTTAACCTTTTCCCATTGCATGAATGACATAACATCGGTACGAGTTCTTTCATCGTATTGTGTCGTGCCAGATTGTAAAGGTCTCATAGGGTCATATATTATTCGACCATATACTTTATTTTCATCTGAATTATACAAGTTTTCTAGTGGTACCCAGCGAAAACCTGACATAGTTTCATAGAATACAAAATTACCACCTTTATATTGCGTTTCGTTGGACCTAGCTCGACTGGCCATCCAATTAATCGCGTGTAAGGGTGACCATGTTGGTATAACTATACATTGGTCTTCTTCTGTATCAGCAATAATAGCTGGTTTATTTGAATTTAAATAATTAACATCGCCTAGTATATCGCGTACATTTGTTTCTAGTTTTGAAAGATAATAAGATTTAGATACGCGAACAAAAGAATCCGCAAACATTTCTTCTGAACATAAATGCATCGTGTATTTAATGGTATTATGATTTATAGAAACTCTATCTGTTATAGAATAGCATCTCAATCTATGCTCTTCTGTATTAACACCATCTGTTATTTTTATAGTGACAATTTCATCGCCCACTATTGGTAAATTAGCAGGCAAATTTTTTGTATCAACCATAGTGATACGACCAGATATTATTGAAAAAATACTCTCAAATATATCTATTTGGACATATTGGTCTGTAATATCTTCGCCATTAATTGTTAATTCTATAACATCAAAAGCACCTGGAAATTGTCGAACAACATCGTCATACGTTTTGTTATTGACTATCATACAGAACTTTCCATTTGCGTTTCAAAATCTTCAATAAATGCTCCTAAATTATTAGTAGAAACATATTGCATATTTCTTTTATCTAGGTTTATTATTCTTTCATCTTCATAATATGTAATAGGAGTTCCTTGATTAGAATAAAATCCTAATTGAAATACTGCTTCAGATGTTTGGTCAATATGCCAATCAACTGTTTTTCCGTCAACTGTAAATTCTCCTGGAGAAGAAACAGGAATACGTTTTCCATCTGCGTCAATTAAATATTTTACTTCATAAGCGTTACTACCGTGAACGCGTAATATATAATCATTTAATTCTTTGTTCGATAATGGCCAATCTGTTACATTGGATATATTATTAACTAAAGCGATAATCCACCATAAACTTGCGTCTTGATATACTCTATGAGCAAATTCATCTATTCGTTCACCATCACGAACTGTCTCTTGTTGCATAATACTTTGGTCGAATACAGTTCGTTTTTTAATAGACCTCACAATATCTGTGACAAGTCGTTCATTATAAATTATCTGCGGGAACCGAAAAAAATAATTCATTATTTTGCAAGACCTTTAAATTTTTTAGGTATGTACGGAGCATATATTATTGCAACATCACCATCTTCATAAAAATATTTATAAGCGGTAGTATCATTTTCTTCGATATAAAATTTTTCATTTTTTAATTCGCTCATATTTATTTGCCTTCTTCAATATCATCTTTTGTAAGAGGCGTTAATTCCATAAAGTTTAAACCGAAATCAACATGCATTGGTTCTCCGTTCGGACCTTGTTTCCATCCACCTGCAGCCATCGGATTATAACTAATAGCGGTTAACACACAGTCATTAAACCTTCTTAATTTAGCATTTACAAACTCAATTCTAAAAGTTTCGGGTAATAACCACACACCAGATGCGGCACCGTCTTTAAATTCAGGATGCATATGAAAAGCCATCGATCTTTCAAAGCTTTGAAATTGATTAAACTCTTGTTCATTTTTAAATGACAATTGCCACGATAATGGAAGTGTTCTAAATGCAGGACCGTTGTAAAATAATTCTTTGTGCGGATTAGGAGCAAATCCTGATTGTTGCAAAGACCTACGAAAAGAAGTCGACCTTGCAATACTGGCAACTATATTTTGACCATTTGCACTAGCATCAACTTGCTCATTATTGTCAGTAATTCCTAATTGACCAAATATTTGTGAAATACCTCTTTCGGTAAATCCTACTTCGTCTTGAGACCAATCAGCTCCATACTCTAAAGATAAAGCATCAGGCATTGGTAAAGCAGCAACCATGTTGATACTTTTACCAGCTGCGGGAGGTGTTCTTCTAGATGTTCGTTGTGTAGTATTTCCATTTGTAATATTTCGACTGTTTCTTGCAGATGAGCTTGGCGCGCTATTACTACTTTCTGCGTATATTAATACATATGACTGATTACCATTTAAGGTAACAGACTCAGGAGAATGTTTTCCATTTGTAAGATTATCAAAGCCAAATTCGAAAATATTCATTATTCGTTCCGTTAATTTTATTCTACAATGTATATATCACATGAGAACACAGTACAAAAGACGCTACGAATTAAGAAATCCATTAAAATATAAAGGCAATATAGACAGAATAACTTGTCGTTCATCCTGGGAATATGCCGTATGTCGATATTTAGATACAAATAACAATATTATTTGGTGGTCATCAGAGCAAACTATTGTACCATATAATTGTGCTACTGACGGAAGAAGACATCGATATTTTGTAGATTTCACATTTCAAATGAAATCAGGCAAAACTTTAATGATTGAAGTAAAGCCTTATAATCAGACCCAACCTCCTAAAAAACCATCTGGTAAAATAATGACCAAAACATATGAGTCGCAATTATTTTCTTATTACAAAAATATTAGTAAGTGGGAAGCCGCTACTGAATTTGCAAAAAGTAAAGGATGGGAATTTAAAATATGGACAGAACACGAAATAGCTAAGTTGGGAATTCCGTTAAAGGGGATTCACAAAAGAAATCTTCACCGTAAACAGCGGAGCAAAGTTCGTGCATATAAAAAGAAACGGAAACTGTTAAAGGGTAACTAATATTATGCTCTGCAAATTTAGATGATAATTCTTCTATTAAATCATCAATGTTTTCATATTCTTTATTATGAATTTTTAATTCAATAGGGTCCATTATTTCTTCATAAACATCAATCACAAAAATTTTCCTGTTTTAACCGCGTATATCTTATACAATGATACCGCTAAAAATATTGTGTCAAGAGCACTAACATTTTTGTTTTCGATATTTACGCCAAGGTCATATAAAAGTTCTGTTGAGTCTTTATAATTATCAAATTTGCTTATATGAAAATTCATAATATCAGAAACATTATCTGGAATGCCATCTATAATTTCTTGTAATTCTGTATCAATCATTATATTATCCTATTGCAATGGAATAAGTTCTTCAATTATGGTATCGATTTCTATAACACGTTTTCTGAATTCTATAGCAGCAGTTTGATTATCCCATAATCTTAATTTGACGCCTTCAAGTGGAATGTGACCTGAATACGCCTCATCTATAAGCCTAGGCATTTCATTTGCTCTAATTCGAATGTCTAATGGTTTAAAATCAAGTTCAGCTGATTCCCAACGTCCTTGATCTTCCATCATTTTGCCATAGTTAGGCGAAAGAACAGCTGATATATCACGCTCAATTTGATCTTCCACCTGGTTCATATTTAAATCGCCAATTTTAATATGTTCTTTTACAGGTGTTATAATATCACCCAAAACATATTCACCCACGTCGTGTAATAATGATTTACCAGTTAACAAAGCTCCCCACATAGATTCTCTAGGTTCGTAAACATAATCATTATCTAAACCATGTTTGAATTTTGAATAATCATATAGAATACATGAATGTTCTGCAACGGAATAGTATAAATCGTCGTCTTTAAATCGACCGTTATAACGGCAAATATTACCTAAGCTTCTAGATACTCTATCAAGAGACGCGCGTGATACTAAATCACTAATTAAATCTTCTAAACTATTCGTCGACATATGAGTCTTCTCCTAAGTGTGAAATCATTTGACGTTTGTATTCGCCTTTATTCCATTTATTCATAATACGTTTTTCGGCTTCATCTGAATATTCTTCCGAATGAATTACAACAATTCCATAACCGTTAATACTATCTGAAGTTAATTCAATAACTTGTATATTATTCTTATTAATGATAACAGCGGTAGGGCTTTTATCACCGTCTGCGCCACCAAATGCTAATATATGAGGCAAACTTTCAATCATTATTTTGGTTCCGCGTATATTAATGTATTGATTAAATGAAATATTGATGAACCGTGAAGTTGTGCAGCTTCTCTACCCTGTGCCAAATATTTTAACACTTCAGCTTTATCTTTTTTTCTAGAGGAAAAGTAAATATTCATAGAGCAAAACCGTGCTAAATTATACGCGTGTTTATTAATATATTCAAACCATTCTTCTTCGTTAAAATCAAATGATTCTTGCAACACTGTATTTTCATATTTATCAGCATCTTCGGCAAATAATGTCCCATTATATTGATATTGAAAAACCGACTCGTTAAAATCTTCGCTGGCGAACTGTTCTTTGTATCTAACGATATATCCCTGAACATCATTTGAATTAAAATCGCAATAGTAGTCAAATGCAGTTTGTATTTTTTCAATATCAAATTGGCCTTCATATATTACATTAGGCGTTCTAATGTTTAAAAGATTAGCAAATTTTTGTGTGTCATTCCAAGAAGAATAACACTGGTCAGGACCGTCGATTAACCAGTATAACCAATCGTACGAAAGCATATTATAATACTCAGTACTTTTTTGTTTTTTGATATTTCTCATTATCAAAGTTTTTCTTTTATCCATAATGTCATCTTGTTTCATGACGTCAACGGCAAAATTATAATATGGCTCGTTCACACAATATGGTAAAGTCTTTTTATTTATTCCTGTTTGAGATAATCTATATTCAACTCCATCGTGACTTTCAAATACAACTACTTCTGGTATGCCAAAATCCTTTAAATCTAGAGGATCAATTCCATTATCTTCATTATATAATGGCGAATTTGGTAAATGCAAAATATTTGCCGTCATTATTAATTCCTTATCAGCCTTAAGTTTATTAAAAATTAATATACACTGTAAGGATATCAGTCTAAAACATTATAATAGCCTTATTTGTAATTTAATACATATTCTATAGAAAGGTTTTTATTTTGGCAAAAAAGATAAAATCAGAATTTGAAGAACTCGAAAAGCTTTTGCAGAAAGGCCTCGATAGGCGCAAAATACGCAAACTTGAGAAAGACGCAACTGATTGGTATCTTGATAAAGTTGGTATTAAACGAAAAGTAGATAAAAAAACAAAAGCAAAACCTATATCACCTACTGATTTTATCAAAGGTAAGCAAGGTATTAAAGCAGACCCTATAGTTGGTCAATTATTTGTTTTTTATTATGATGCAAAACATAAGAAAACTCTCCCCTATTGGGATATGTTTCCAATGACTATGGTTATAGAAATGTATGACGATGGGTTTTTAGGATTAAATATTCACTATTTGCCGCCAGTTCTACGAATGAGATTAATGGGTTTGATAATGGGTACTATGAAGGCTCCTAAATTATCCAGAGAAGCTAAAGCTAAAATAACATATCAAATAATTAAAAGAACAGCGTCTTTTGCTATTGCTAAACCTGCAATCAAAAGATATTTAACAGGACACATAAAAAGTCGAGTAATACGAGTTAAACCAACTGAATGGCAAAATGCTGCGCTTTTACCGATTGACATGTTCCAAAAAGCCGACCGTAAGAAAGTATGGGCTGACACGATTAAAGCATTACGCGAAAGTAAATAAATGGACACAGATACCCTATTTTCAAATGTAACTTCATTATCTGGTGGTTTCTTTCGACCAAACAGATTTATGATGAATATTGTGCCGCCTCAGCCACTCGCTGGTGCGCGTACTGATTTATTACGTGTATCACTAAACTGTAACGCAACTGGAATTCCTGGCCGCACCATTGCAACTCGTGATGTAGCATTAGGTGGTTCGATGACACGAAAAATTCCACATTCTGGCTTAATGAATGAATTGACAACAACTTTTTATATGTCAAAAGATTTTTCTGAAAAACATCTTTTTGAGGCGTGGATAGATTTAATATATCGGGCATCAGATGGAATATTAGGTTGGTATAGTGATTACATATCTGATATGCAATTAGATTTACTTAATGACGATATTACGACGCAGGCATACGTATTTAGAGAAGCATATCCTTTGTCAGTTGCCGAAGTTCCTTTATCATATGATGCTGTTAATCAATCAGGAATGCTAAGTGTTACATGGGCGTATAGAGAATGGGAGACAGTATAATGCAAGATGATGATATTTTTAAAGAGCTAAAAGAGGGTAAATCTAATACATTACCTGCAGCTGAAAAGAAAACAGAAATTGAAGAATTTGATTCAGGTGAAAAATTAATAGACGACCCTGAAATAAGAGAAGCTGCCGATTTAGTTAAAAAGAGTATGCGAATAGGCGTAGGTGCTTTAGAGGGGGCATCAATATTAGCAGATAGTACAGATGACCCTGCTGCTTATAGAGTGATAGCAAGTATTATGGCTGCGGTTAATGATTCCGCTGTTACAATGGCCAAATTAAAAGGCGGTGATAAAGAAACACCTAAAAAGAAGACAGGCGAAGAAGCTATTAACGACCCTTCGCCTGTCACCATTGTTTTTGAGGGTAATCCCAAAGAAATACAAAAGAAGTTTACCGACATAGACAATGAAAAATAAAAAGCTGCCCGCTAAACATTGGAGAACTAAAGCGAGCAGCTAGGGTTGTGACTATAAAGGAGTACCAAAATAGTCACGTTTGTCCGGCGACATGAAAAGGAACCGGACAAATTAGTTTATCGTACAGGAGCACCTACAGTTTTACCGATAGCAATACTGTTATCGTATGTTTTCTCTGCACGATTAGCCTGAGATTCAAGCGTTTCATTCACTTCACCAATACGTTGAGCGAGAGCGCCGGCAGTACTTGATAGGTGTTGAACATTTGAGCTGACTTGTTCAGAAGCATGCATAATTGCACTCGTATCGCCCGTTGAATTGTTGACCAATTTCGAGAATACTTGTCCAAATTCTTCTTCGATGCTGATTTCGTCTTTGTCAGCGTTAAGAAGTGCAAGGTGACCCTCCATACCATGAGCACAAGTAATCAAATCGCTTGTCTCAATTTTATCACGACCATACATCAATGCTGTACGTTTTGCTCGCTCAACAACTTCACGAATTGTTGCTGGAATTTCACCTGCAAGAATTTCGCTAACTTCGTCAAGTTCGGCTTTCGGGTCAAGCATTTCACGACCATACAAAGTAATAAGACGTTGTGCAGCTTCTTTTTCAGGTGGTTTGATAGAAATAACGCTATCAAGACGTCCTGGGCGCAACATAGCTTTGTCGATTTTTTCAACATAGTTTGTTGTCATCACGGTGATAACTTGACTTGATTTTGTGAGAACGCCATCAATTGTGTTAAGAATATCATTACCTGTTTGGTCACGAATTTCAACAACACGGTCAATATCTTCCGCAAACACAACTGCAGGTTGATAACGCTGAGCAAATTCAAGAGCAGTTTTCAAACCACGCACATCATCAAGAAGAATGTATGTCCAACCATTGTCAACACAAACTTTTGAAGTAACGTGAGCTGACATTGTTTTACCAGTACCATATTTGCCTTCAAGAAGAACACCAATATTCAAAGGAATTTGGTTTTTGAGACACGCTTCTGTGTGCATGATTGGCGCCCACAAAGATGCTTCAACTTGTGACAATTCATTTGGATTCAAAATCAAATCATCTTGTTTGATTTGGTCTGTTTCCAAAAATAGAGGCGGACGGTCAAGCTCAAGTTCGCCAGAACGGTCGACAAGAAGGCGAATTGATTTACCCTTATAGATTGAACGTTCTGCCAGAATTTCACGCGTTTTGACGGCCAAATCGCGAAGGAAACCTTGTTCTTTTTTGCGAACTTTGCCTGTAACAACAAGCATAGGCATGCCGTCTTCGTTACGAGTTTTATGCATTGAAATAGGCTTTTCAATGTTAGGCAATGTAAAATCACCAAATGGCACAATAATTGCTTCGTGGTCTTTTGGTCCTGTTTTGATTGTTACCAAATCAGGAGCTTGAGGGCCGAAGAAAGTCATACGGGGTGTTGGTGATGTAATACCATACATTTCAACCATTGCTTTGTTGAATGCGACCATAGCATCTTCAGGATAGCCTTCAAAATCTTCGCGAATATCCATAATGGTATTTTCGTCGTCGATTTTTCTTTGAATTGCTTCAATGGCTTTCACATATGGCATTTTGCTTGGTTGAGCCGGCAAAGTAATTTTCTGGCCAGTGTGCTCAATTTCGGTGTCGATGTTATCCCACTTCGACGGTTTGGCTTTTTCTTTAGTACCCATGTACTAGTACTCCTTTAAGTTTCTTTTAAATCGAATTATTCGATAAAATGAAAGTATCATATAGTATATTTTAGTGAAAGTGCTTTATGTCTTTTTTTGTTATTTTTTTCTAAAAAATTAGTTTAGACTGTTTACATTCTATAAGTAAAAATCAAATAATAAAAAAAGGCCGCATAAAGCGGCCTTTTTCGTATGCGTTTTTTTATAATTTTGCTCTATCACGAACATCGTCAAACGAGTTTTTTCTGAAATAAACCAGCTTTTTCGATACTTCATAAACTTTATTAAACAAATTTACAAACTCATCATTGATAGTTGATTTATTAACGGTTATCATTTCACCATCTTTTTCTGTAACAGCTAATAATCCTCCTTTACTACGTTTAGTTGGGTCAGTTTTTGGATTTTTGACAACATCTCTCCATTCGCCGTTAACGCAGATAGCTGATGCTTTCATAGCAAATCTTTGAGTATCTCTGGTAACGCTTTGAAGTAAACCGCCGCCCATTCCAACTACAACATTTTCCGCAGAAATGTTGTTTTCCATTAAATATTGAAATAGCATTTGAATTGTGTTTATATTCATACCATCGCCTTGAAGAACACGAATATGAGGCGGTAATACTCTATAACCTTTTTCATTTGTTTCTGCACCAAAAATATCCATCAGTTTTTCAATAGTTGTTTTTACAACATCCAATGGCTCTCCAGAGTCTGGGCGAATTACAAGTCGACTTCCACTTTCCGCTAATGCTTCGACTTTTTCATATAAATCACCACCGAATATATTTTCGATTGCATTATATAAATCATAAGAATCAGACACAATACTAATAATGCCTGGAGCAAAAGTATCAATCATATTCTCATATGCTTCTTTTTCTGAGTCTTCGCCCCAACTTGTAATGGTACTGTGTTCTGCGGCAGGAACTGAAAAACCGGCTGCTCCATCCATGAATTCATAAAAACGTCTAACTGCAACTTCACCTGCAACCGTATCAGTTCCCATAAAATTAACAAGATGCGCGGCGCCACCTAATTCTGAAGCTTCACGACTTGTAGCACCGCGAGCTCCAAAATCATGAAGTGCAAATGGTAAAACATCGTCACAATTATCAGATGTAACTCTTAAATAATTATGAATGATACTTTTACAAGCTCTTGATAAACTTGCTACAGTTGACCCATACCAAACAGCTCTTAACATTGCAGTTTCTAACCATCCTACAAGCCATGGAAAACGAGAATCCGTATTAGTTATTTGAACAAGAGGAATTCCTGGTCGTGTAACAGTACCTTCATCTAACGCTTCAATTTTAATCGGTAAATATCCATTGTAATCATTTAGAATATCTTCCCAACCTTTACGAGGAAAATTAGCAAGACCCATTTGATTAAATGTTTCTTCTGCCTGGTCAATCATATCTTGTGTCAATAAAGGAAGATTGCACAACCAATACTGTAATCCAAAAAATACATTTTGTTCAAATTTCGCCCCAACGCGAGGTTCAATATATGAACTAATGTATTCAGTTCCTGGAGGATATTGCTGAAAGTGTGAACCTTTGTAAAAATCTGTGTCTTCAATTAAATTATATGTCATGTTATTTTCCTACTGTAATGTCGTTTTCGAAGGCCGAGAGATGTAATTTTGCTTTTTTCTCAGGACCTAAATTTTTGATGTACTCAATGGCTTCTTTAAATCGGATATGCCACATTTCAGAATCTCCGTGGTGACAATATCCCTGAGCATTTTTTCGCCAATAACCATGCTCAGTTTCAATATTGACTAATGGATTAATATAATGCCATTTCGCCGTTCTTGATGATCTAGTAGTCGGGTATTTTCTCAAATACGCCATTGTTATAAATCGATTGCTTATTGTTTTAGCCACGAATTCCTCCATTAATTAACTCTGCCGTGGAGCCTTCGATAATTTTATATTCATATTCAGTATTTGCCATTACACGATTCCTTTATTAGTTTTTGAATAATTAAAGCGTGGTCAGCAAACATCATATGTTGATTTGCCAATACTCTATCTTCGGGAATCCATGTAGCAGAACGAGCGTCGTCAGCGCCTTTAACTGTCCACAATTTTTCAGTAGGAGGTAAATCAAATAAATGAGCGTGTGTGACCATTCTACCTCTAGCATCACGATGCGGGTCATCAAATACTTCAACTTTTTTCAAATATCGTTTTAATAATCCTGGAGGAAGAGAGCCGCGTTCATCGTGAATTTCTGTTTCTTCACCTAATTCACGAATTGCTCCATTAATAATAGATTCGCTTTCTTCCAAATATCCACCTGGAATTGCAAGTAAACCACGGCCCGGACTTTTGTCTCTGCGAATTAAAAGTAAATGTCCAGACTGACGCACTAACGCATCAACTGCAATAAACATTGGAGGAAAAGGTGAATTTTTCCATAATTCTTTATACTCATTAATGATTTCAAATTCTTCTTTGACAGACTTAAATTCAGAAGTGTCTTTATACGCCATTAACATATCGCTGACTTCTGTAGGCATAACTCCGTGGTCAATAGTTCCATACTCAAAAAACTTTTTGCGTATTGGCGTGGCAGACAGACCAGGATAATTTAAATCTAAATTCATTGGCTGATAATCAGGAAATAGTTTTAAGTAAAAACTACTTTCATCTTTTGAAAAACCAATTATTTTAATGCATGAATGTTGAAATCTGTCTCGTTGAAATTCAACATTTTCTCTGACAGAACGTACCCAATCGTTATCATCTTCAAAATCATTAATAGGAATAATTGTTACGCGTTCTAAAACGCCATTTCCTAAAGTAGATATTGCCGCACTAAGCATTGCATATCTAAAAGCGTATGGAAAAGATGTTCGGGTATTAATAGACATATTGCTTGAACCAATGCATATTAACAGATTATCAACCTGTTCTAATGCCTGTTCTATTGCATCTAAATGTCCAAAATGTACGGGGGAGAAACGACCTATGTATAGACCTAGTGACTTATTTGTCATAATTCGTAACCTCTACGAAAATTTATAATAAGAACGCCTCTTATTATTTCATGATTATATACTAACACAAAAATGTCAGTCATAAAAGTTTTGTGATGTTCGGGGAGTCAGTTTCATGGAGGGGGAGGCTACCCCGAACATCACAAGAGTGTGAATACTCAAACACACTCGGATATTTGCTGAAATCGGGAGGAGGATGAAATCAGCAAATATTATTTAATGGATTACATATCCATATATGTTTGAAGTTCAAGACCCAATTGTTTTGCAATTTTTTCAAGAACCTTTGTTTCTTCTGCTGAAATATCATTATCAGCGTCGGCAACATCAATTGCGCAAAGCAAAATAACTTCAGCAGCACCAGATTTACCAGCAGATTCTTCGATTTCCACATACAAACCCATACGACCTGAACGACCACCGTTTGCGCGTTTGAACATTGCATCAGATGTTTTTTCAATTTCAGAAGCACTGAACGCGCCGGAAAGATTTGGATTGTTTTGGATTGTTTTGATAGTTTCCATAACTTCATCATCAGAAATATCACCATCAGCAGCGGCTACAAGAGCAGCGGACGCACATACAGCTTCAAGAAAATCTGTGTTACCAGAAAATTTGTTCATTGAGCTTTTTAGCATTTCTTGGAATTTCAAGAGCATTTTTATATCCTTCGTTAAATACAAATACAACATTATTGTTGTTGAAAATTACAATATATTAATACGAAAATTTATAACAATACTATTAATCTTTTTTGACAATTAATAATCCATTAACCAATTAGTGGTAATATTAATATATCAAAAACGGAGAATATTATGACTAGAATTGAATTGACTACTTGGGGTTTTATATGGGTACTGCTTCCATTAATATGGGCGTATTTTGGATAATGTGCCAATTTTTGTTCAGAAGAATGGCTTAAACATTCCTACTACAGAAATAGCAAATAAATCTTGTTCGCATTACGTGGTTTTAGCTTCAATGAAAGCTAATGGATATGCTGTAACAGACGTAATGTTTGACTATAAATTAAATTCTTGGTTAGTAAAGTAAGAAAGGGACCATTAGGTCCCTTTCTTTTTTAAACATTAATCATCTGGTCGACAGGAATTTGTCCTGCTTTAATTTGTATAAGCCGTCTTGCTTTTTCCCGGAGATTTTTAAGAGGTCTAAACACTGGAGGCACAAACGGTCTATTATTTTCTTGCCTATATTTATTGCGTCGCTGTATCATTTTTAATTTGTGAAGCTCTTTTGAAATTTTCATAAGTTTTCCTTTTAATATTCCATAACATATTTTTTAGCATCTTCTTTAGTCATATATTCACCTGACCAATCATTATAAATTGTTCCATCGATGTTATCGATTAAATCGCACAATATCTGTTTTTGCTCATTCGTGTCCGTTTGAGACATTGCATCAATAGTCATTCCAGCATCAGCATATTTTTGAAGAATTTCCATACTAGAGTTTTTTTAAGAGACCAACCTTTTAGAGTTCCCCATTTTAATGTAATAGTTTCAGTTTCTTGATTCATCTGTTTTTTGCCTTTTATTATCTAAATGAGACGGCCATATTTTAGTTGCAGAACCACTACCCCAACATTTGTTACACACATCCGTAGTTAGAGTTTGGCCACCTATACCAGCTCTAAAAGTTGAAGTATTTCCGTATAATATGTAACCTGAACCATGACACAATAAACAACAGTCATCTTCATCTACTAAATGATGACGAGCCGTTTTATCATATGTATGACGATGTTTTCGCTCGGATTCAAATTTTTCTTTATAATCAATCATCACAAATTCTTGTAAACAGTGAATAAAACTACAATGACTATTAAAATATTTATTATAATATCTTGAATAGGCATATCAATACAACTTTAAATTACCTGTTATTTTATCAATAACATCTGATTCTTCTGGTCCTAATGCCATACATGTAACCGTAGGAACTCCATTAAATTCTGTTTTTCCTGCGTCGGTTATCAAAGCGGCCATTACATTCTGTGACAATGCTTCTGTATGAAGTTCTAACAATTCTTCCAAAGAATCAACTCTAACACAAACTTTCGCAAATGCCATACTAAGCCATTTTTTCATACGAGGGTCGTCTATATTTTCTAATAAGACTTTATTACTCGCATGACATGCTTGCGCTATTTCTTTTCCTCTGCGCATTTTTAGGTCTTTTCGCACAACTATAATTTGTTTCATCTTAGCATACCTAAACAGAATGCTATTACAAAACAAATTGCCATTATTTCTAAATCAGAGTATTGCATTATGATAAAACCTTATTTTTGTGTAATTGAATTTCATTTTCGCGTTTAATTCTTTCCGCGTGATTTATACATGGAGTAATATTAAACCAGTGACCATTTTCACATACAATATTTGTAGAAATACCTCCAGTTGGGCCTTCATAAAAAGTAGTTTGTTTATTACAATCAGGACATTCGCCTCTTGTTATGTCATCAAATATAGTATTTTCTTCTGAAGATTCACCTTTAATATAACGAGATTTTCCATCTTTAAACCAAAACAGATATAATATAAACGCAGCAGCAAAAACTGCATAATGAAAAATATCATATATTTGCATTAGCTCAGAAGTTGTCATTTCTATTTTCCCATTAATATTAAAAATGATGTGGTAAAAAATATTACCATTATTATGCCCCAAAAAAATTCCACTTTATAAAAATCGCCGTTCTTTCTTTTTGTTATTAACAAAACAACCTGGATATTCAGCAGGATTAATATAATCAAATTCTGCCGCTATTCTCAGTTTGAAAAGTGAAAAATGAAATCCGTCTTTAATAGTTGATTTCAATTTACCATTCAATGTATTAACGTGTCCTATTGAAAACAAATTAAAAAATGTCATACATTTAAAAATTTCATATCCATAACTAGAACTATCAACCCACACAAATCGAAGACCTAAAGATTTCCAATGACCACCGGTTTTTCCATAAAATCCAGAAGCAAATATAGATTTCCATGCATAACCGTCTGATTTTTGTGTAATAATCATTTTTGATTATCCTTTTTTGCAGCTATCCATCCTACGCGAAAAGCATCAGCTAATTGACTTGGCATATCAGTAGCAAAACCATGTTTTTTTAAGGCTGCCTTTATTTCGACAGTATTAAATTCTTCATTATTATGCAAACTCATAATTTTATTTTCCGTTATTCAACAATAATATAATATTACAAAAAATTAATCAAAAACAACTATTTTAATCTATACCATTCAGGCATACGATTATTACTCCATTTCATTTTCATTTTATCTTGTTTACTAATATAAAATGATTTATACGCTTCAATAGGACAATTTTGTTTATATTCATCTGGCATACACATTGGCATTACAGGAAGATTATCATCTTGATTAATATTAATCGGAACATTTGAAAGATAAGGACGTAAAATTAAAGAACCATGAACATTGCCAGTTTTTGTAGTGTAAATTCTATTCATTTCTTCCCAATGAGTTAATAACCATTTATAAGCAGCATTATTAGTTCTGGCCCATATTGTAGAAGGATGATTTATATGCGTTGTCATATAAATGTTTAACGACACTAATTTTTTAGAATTTTTAATCTGAACACGCTCATCAAAAGAAGTTAATATTTTGATGCTTTTTTTCTTGATATATTCTGAACTTGTATCGTTATAATTTCGCCGAACTATTGAAACGCCATTTATATTTTCGCCGTCCAATGTTCTATGAGCCGTTGATAACATTTGAGCAGTTTCACGTATCATAGCAACGATATGAATATCAGATAAATTATTAGCAGCTTGAATAGGACATTTGTCAGTAAAAAATATATTCATGTTATGAATTATAAGTTACGCTATTAATTATAATTTGTCCATCATTATATTTTATAATGAGTTCGCCATTATCTAAATCATCACTTAATCGATAATCTTCAATATTTTTTAATTTTACCATTTCATCAAGACGAAGTTTAAGATTTTCTCGTGATGATTTTGCTTCAATATTTGTATTACCATTAATTAATACATGATTATCTTTCCAGTCTTGAAAACTGCCGGCATAATCATCTTTTTTGTCGTCTTTAGAACTATACAAATGTTCAAGTGCTAATCCTATTCCAACTAAACCCATTCCAAATAAAAAACGGCCAAACATGTGATTTCCTCTCTATAATATTTATTTTATTATAAACAAAAAATCATATATCTAAAACATTTTTATTTCATATAAAAAAGCCCGCACTAAGCGGGCTAAATTATTGTATTTTTTGAAGAGGTATATTATTGGGTTGTGAATTAAAAGGTTTTCGCGTTCGAGGAAAAAATTCTAATAATTCATCAACGTCTTTACGAAGCTGGTCGATACGAGTGTCTCGCGTAATACGTTCAGCTTGCAAACCAAGTAATGGGCCAATAATTGGAGTTATAAAAGGGGACATAATAACCAATGCTAAAATCACCACATTAATAAGACCAGATATTTCACCTAGTCTTTTCATGATAGATTGTTTTCCTTCAGCTTCTAACTGAACAATGGTTTTATTTTCTACACTGTCATTATTTTTCAATATAATCTCCTGCGTTAAACGGCGGAAATTCTAAAACTATATTTCCATCTTCGCATTCAAATTCTGCTTCAAATTGTAAAGTCACATCACGCGGATAAAATCCTGTTAAGTCAATTTTAATAGGTATTAATCTAATATAACCTTTTTTAATTGGTTCTTTTATAACATATTTATCATCTAACATTTCTTTAAAATTTAATCGTCTTTGATATAAACCTAAATTTTCTGTATACTGCATACCTTTTAATTTAGTTGGAGGTATTAATAAACAAGTATGATATTCATTTCGTTTAAATTCTGTATAAGCAATAACATAATTTAAACCTCTATCTACAATCACTGTTTTATAGTCATCGTATAAATCAAAATATTTTACGTTTTTATCTATTTTAATCGGATTAATAACTGTAAATTCAGTATCAGGTAAATTAGATTTAACAATACCTTCTTCGCACTCATGATATATGTCGCCAATAAATGTTGACAACCCATTTGGAGCGTTTTTAATTTCCATAATAACATGTACGGTTTCTGTATTATTTGTGTATGTATCATCATAGCTAAGAGTTGGCGCAGATATTTTATACAGTTTATTATCAATATCGATAACTCGAGGAGTCCATTGTGTTGATCTGCCACAATCGTTTCTTAATTTTGTATACGTAATATGTGCGTAATACAGATAGTCATCAAGCATTTTCTCAATTGTAACACCTTTAACTTCTAATACGGGTCCGCAATCTTTATATCGCGAATACGTAGTATTAGGAACCATAACAAGAGTTCCACATTTAGCAACTTCGTATAATGCATTTAATCTTTCTTCATTAGAAGAACGAAAGCCTACTAGTTCAAGTGCAATAATATGAAATCCAAAGAACGTAAGTAAAGCTACCGCTGCAGGTATAGCGGCAAAAACTATGCGTATTTTTCCAGGCCTTTTTAAAAGACGAAACCAGTCTAACATTTTAGCCCCCTATAGTAATTATAACATACATGGCAGAAACTATTGCAATAGTTTCTAAAGAATAATCCTTTAATATCCTTTCTATATATCTAATTTGTTGATTTAAATTATACTTATATTCATTCATAACTAGGCCGTTCAGCTATGAAATGTATAAGTTCGGGGCTATTTTTAGTTAAACGTTGTGGTCCATTGAGGTAAGATTTTTTGCCAAATAAAGATACGCCTAAACGCATGAATTTAGCTTCCCATCGTTTAACATTATTTTCTCTTAATAAATGATAAAAAATTGCATCAGCTGTTGCTCTAGATGTTATATTTGTTTGATATAAAAAATCATGTATAAATGCGGGACCCATGATTTTAGGATCGTCAGAGTTAATATACCATCTTAAATATTTTGGAATAGATGCGTAATCTGTTACAAATCCCGCCGGAACTTCAATGATGTACGGTTTAGGCCCTGAAATAACTATTATTTCTTTAGGTATAACTAATTTGTGATAACCATCACCTAAATCTTGTGTAATAGGATTAAAGTTCATTTACGCCACCGCGTAAAAATCATCTAGTGCCTTTTTCCATTGCTTTGATATTCGATAATAACCTTTATCGTCACCAGTAGCTACATAATAATTTGATTCTCCAGAACCATTACAGCTATAACAACCGCTTTCTTCATATTCACCGGTTTCTTCATCCTCATAACCGTCTACGCCTGAGCCGCCGCAATCTTCACAATCTTCAACATATACATCCATGCTTGCCATATTTTTTAATACAGATTTCGCGATAGAACCAATTTCTTTAGAATGCTTTTTGACTAATTCCATTAAATAATGATGCATTTCTAAGTCATCACCGTGATTACCAAATGCACCTGACGAATAACCGCTTGCATATCCATTATCAAAGTACTGAGCGTACCCACCATTTTCGACTTGATAGTTATGGAAACCTGCTAGTACTGCAAGCACATATTTATCATCATATTTTTTAGCTATTGATTTAGCCTGACGAACATCGGCGGATTTTAATTTATCAAACATGACAGACATAGTTGCTTGCCACGGACCTTCTTTTCTGTAATCACGATGAGTTTTTATTTTTTTAGTAATGTCTTTAGATTCAACAATACTATAATCTAGTTTTACCGATTCTATTAAATTTTTCATGATTACGCCTTTGTTAAATGTCAACAAAATTATATATCATTACGGACTTCTCCCCAATCGCGCTGAGAATCAATACGCTCGTACAATGTTGTATCTTTTAATATAGGAGACTGTCCAACATTCCAAAAATAAGCATTATCACTAGCATATTTTGTAATATATCGCCATGCTTTTGCATCATAATTATTAACAGTGGGAAAATCAGGTAAATGTTCAGATGCTTCACTTCGATTAAAATCAAACGGATGAGACTCAACATTAGCTATACCAAGTTCACCCGCTTTCATATTTCGTGCTACAGCAACCGCGTGAAAGCGCGCGTGAGGCGCAGCAATTTGTAATGCACGTGTTAATACACCTGTTGAAACAACCGACCATACCTCTTCTGGATTGGCTTTGTCAAATATTTTACTTGCGGTATATACTGCTCCTGCTGTTACAAGAGGATGTTTCAAACCGAGAGGAATAAAAAAAGCATCATTAGCATCAGCCCATTCTTTAGCCAATTTGTTTAAATTAGGCATTGCCGCAATACGATGAAAAACAGGAATTGCTCCTCTTTCAATACAAACAGCCTGATGGTCAGAAATTGTTTTAGATGATGGCATGAATAATACAACACGTTTATTGAATTTTTCAGCTAAATCTAATATTGAAACTCCTGCTAATCCTTTACGTGGCTGAACATATACAACAGTATCTTGTTCAATACTTCTAAATAACCATTGCCCAAAACGAGTTTTACTACCGGCAAGATTGTGGTCAGAAATTACATTAATTTGGCGATTATCTATCATAGTAGGAATAATTTCACTTGGAGGAAATATGTCATCCGCTCCAAATTCTTCAATCATTTTAATGTATGACTCTTTAGTCATACCATTTAAATCCATATTGATTCCATCTATGACATGATTATTGTGAGCCATTATGTTTTTTCCAGTTCTTTTTCTTTTTCATCAGAAGTATCGTCATCAGAACTTATATCAATATTTTTATCGCCCGATAATATTGCGTGTATTGATTTCATTCCTTCTGGAATTTTTTGAATAGGTTTAAAGCACATAGGTGAATACATACGGCCTGTATCTTCTGCAACAACAACTCCCAGGTTACCAATCATTCTATCAGAACGTCGATCTCCAATAAATGATGATATAGTACAAATATCACCATAATTTAAAGGAACTTCATTTATACCAGGTCCAGAAAAACAAAATATAACCTTATCACCAACATTTGCAGTTTTAATCCATGACATACATTTTTCCTTAGTTTAAAAGCTACCGCCATTACAGCGGTAGCAATTATTATTATATTACTTATATGATAGTTTGCGGCTTAAGTAATACAATAATATCAATTATTCGAAAACAATTGGCGCTTCTTTAGCTTTCGCAATTGACGAAAATTCAAAGATTTGGTAAATTACCGGCTCTTCTTTTTTAAGTCCTTCGCGAATGCGTTCAGTTACGATATTTTTCGCTGCGTCAAGAGATTCAAAACGCTCCATATCACCTGTTGGTTCGTAATGGAATTTTTTACCAGCATCGGTAACAACCTTTTTTACAGGTACGATAACAGCTGGTTGGTTTTTATCAGCCATATGAATAAGCTCCTTTTCATTCGGTTTCAAAAACTATAGTCGGTTCTGGTAATTTCGCCACCGCAGTGTACGGAAATATACCGTATTTAATGTCGATGCCCATCCGACTAGCTTTACGGACTTCTTCATTATAATATTCTTCGGCCAAAAGTTGTGTAGTAAATATTTGGACCGCAGAATTATTATCTTTAGGTTTTCCAGTTTCAATGTCTATTTCAGCAACAATAACTGGAAAATTTTCTTTTTTGACTTTTGCTCTATTATGAGAAACATTGAAATTGATGTATGAACGATTTTTCACAACTTCTTTTGTTATTTCATTTTTTGCGTCAATAGTACAATTTGAGGTTAAAACTTGTCCCCATTCTTTATAAACTATAGTGTGTTTGTATTTAAAATTTTGAATTAAAAATTCATCACCTATATTTTGCTTTATTAATGATTTCGTCGATACAACATTATTTCCAACAACCGGTAAATGATATTTGCCAGTTTGAATATCTTGTTCAGATATTAATTCATATTTTTCAGGGTCAGTAAATTCAACATAATAATTAGAATTATAATAAGACTTATCAATTTTAATAACACATTTATTTTTTACGTTTTCAGTTAAAACTATAGTATTTGCTTTAACAGTGAAACTATTATATAAATTATTGCATCTTATAGTACAATTTTTATCTGATTTAGTATCACCAGATCGGAATTTTATATCTTCTTTAATTAATATAAATTTATTTTTCATCATTCATCTCCAAATTCAATTTCCACTGGCGCGGATAATGCAAATTTTTCAAACGGAAACATAGCAAACATAACTTCTTGATTTTTACGTTTTGCTTTATTAATTTCATTTTTGCAATAATGTTTAGCTGATATTTGGTCAGGAAAATATTCTATAACAGCATTAGTTAACATCGGAATACCATCGTCATCAAGACCCATTATTTCCATAACAAACGCTGGACCTTTTGGCGTGAATTTTTTATTAGAAATTAGTCTAAAATTAGATGCTGATAAATTTTCAATTTTTGTTCCATTTTGTTTTTCAACACATATATTATCAGTAAATTGTCCTACATAATAACCATCACTATGCGCATCAACTATTGATTGTGTTATAGAAGTAATTACTACTTCTTCATTAGCGTCTATTTTGGTATATTGTTTTTTAGGAGACACAACATCACCAACACTTAATATATTATATTTTGAATATTCTTCTTCAGTAATTATTCGCAAATTAGATAATTCATTAATGTCAATATTACTACCACAAACAATAAATGAACCTGTTTGTGTTTTTCTTACTCTTAAAATAGAACCTTTTTTTATAGTAGAAAAATATGAAATATTTATACGTGTATTTTTATCGCATATTGCAATAAATTTTTCGCCTTCTTTAATATCCTCAATATTAATTGACATAATACATTACCTTTTCAAATATATGTTTAATATAATAACATATATTTAATCGGTTGTATTATTTTTTTGTCTGTTTAGATTTAAAGTATTCCTGTATTTCTTTGTTTGTTGAGTAGTTAAGATGAAAAGATGCGTCAACTGGCGGAATTTCAGTAAATTCAGATTTTTTAATAGGATTTTTTCTATCAAAATGAGTACACATCTTTAACCAATTATCCCATTGAATAAATGACAATTCAATATCAATATCAAATCTACCTTTTCGAATAAGAGCAGGGTCAAGCGATTCTTTATGATTAGTTGTTGCAATAACAATCATGCCATCGGGAGTTGTTAAGCCGTCAAGAAAATTAAGGACCTTTGATAAATTTGGAGCACCAAAATTTTTAAGATTTTTTGCGACTTTATCATCAGTGTTATTATTATCTCGATTAACTGTTATTCCTGCAACGTCTATATCTTCCATAACAAACAGTGGATTTTCATTAACTGATGAAAATATATTACCACTTGATTCGTTAAGCGCAGCCGAGTCCATTAAATGTATCGACAGATTAAATTCTGATGCAATTGCGTGAATAAAACTAGTTTTTCCTGTACCAGGTTTTCCTGACAATAAGATGCCGAAATGATATGGTATACCTTTTCTTTTATAATGTTCTTTTGAATCAATAAATCGGCGAAGAGCACTAACGACATAATCTTTATCATTATCATTTATAAAGATAGTATTTAAAGGCCGTTTTTCTTTTTTACATGCCGTATAAAAATATCCATCGGAATAAGTTTGAATTTTTATTTTGTCGTTCTTATTTTTATCTTTAACAAATTCATTAATATTGAAATTAATACTTGTTGGAATCCAATTACCACGGCCTAAAACATTAATAGTCATTTGTTCTTTAAATTTAGCAGTAGCATTGCTTTCTTCTTTTTCACGTGTTACCGTACAGGGGACGTAGTAGTTAAATCCAAAAATAGAACGCTGTTTTAAAAAACCATAATGGGTTCCATAACCCACAGTGCTTTTGTAATCACCAGAGTATTCATGGGACATATGAAATTTTCGTTGAATTTTAGTCCATACTACTTCATTTAGAAAATATTCTGATACAGCATAATATTTTTCATTATCAGAATTAAATGTGATTTGGGTAGTTACTATACGAATAAAAAAATGATAAATTCTAGATGGTATTTCCCGACACATGTATAATAAAGTGGCTAATAAACCAGACCCTACCATGCCAATCAAAAATTCATTATCATTTATTTGTGCGGATAACCATTGTTCTCCATTAAGCCATAATGTATTATACAATTCTTCAAACATAAATTCACCCTTAATATTGCATAAACACTTTTAAACACTAATTAAAGCGTCTAAAAGTGTGGCGCTATTAAGAGCTTATTCAGTATTTTCTTTTTCTGGATTTTCGTCTTCTGATGATTCTTCATCGGTAATTAAGTCTTTAACAAAATTAAATGAATCATTAGCTTTGTTTTTTACGAAACCCGTTCCTTCTTTTACTCCATCGGTAAAAGCAGTCGCGCCATCTTCAACTGTTTCGACAACTGCAGTTCCAGCATTTCCAAAAAAATTAAAAAATTGATATGTTTTCCAAATACCAAATGTCAATAATAGACAAATAAATATTACAGATAAACTCTTTAAAATAGATGCCATTGATTTCATTATACATTCTCCATTTCTTCATTCAATATTGTAACAATTTTATTATATGCAACATGCGCAATTTTAATGGAAATATGGTCTTCATCAATTTCAGGAGAAGTCTTTCCCAAAGAATTTGCAACTTCCATTGGAAGATTTGTTTTAGCACTTTGATGAGTAGCGACCATAGCATCACTTAATTTTGCAGTATGAACAGAAAATTTATCTTCAACATTATATTCAAAAATAGCATATACGCTATCGTCTTCATAATCGTATTCTTTAATAAAATTTGGCTGATTTTTTAAATATTCAATTTGTTCTTCATAATCTTCTCGATTACCACCACCCATTTTTGTTAATATGATAATAGTTTTACCATCATCAGATAACCAGGCGTTTCTAAATCTCCCAATTTTATCAACATCTAACTTAGTTATTCCTAAACAAATATCAGCAAAAGAATTAAAACCACCAATAGCCATATTATATAATGAAGACATTTTTATTTTCCATTTAATTTATATTATAACTATAGTAATTAATTGCAAATATTTATTACAATATAATGAATCTTTACTTAACTAAATTGGCATGATGGAAGTCCAATTTTGTTTCCTATCCAATATGACCAATTATTTTTTAATGCATTTTTATGAATTTTTAATCTTCTGTCGTGCCATCTACCCCAGGCGTCATATTCATTTTTAATAGAATCTATATTGTCTTGGATAATTTTTGGACGCGGAATATTAAATTGTTTCCTCATGTTTAATGATTCTTCCATATCTCTTTCATAAGAACCGGTAACATAAAACATAGGAATTAAACCTGGTATAGAATCTTCCATACTCTGTATAACTTCAAGAACATATTCGTTTCCTACTTTAGAATAATCATCTTGTATTTTCGAAGCTTTGATTATATCGACAGCTGTCATAAGTGACCATCTATGAATACTACCAATTGATATTTCGTCTTGAGATTTACCTTTTTCACTATTTTCATGGTCTAAAATAGATTTTTCAACAGCCTGAATAGCTTCATCAATAGTTATAGGATATTTGTCAAGATTTCTCATCTGTTTTATTGCCTTTAAATAACCACCATAATTGCGTTTTTACAAATTCTGGAAATCCTAGCATTGATAAAAATATTAATCCACTTAAATAAAATGAAGGCCAGTCCATAAAATTTGTTCCTAAATAAAATGTAGCGGTTAACTACAGACGATCTTAATGGGTATTGGCGCGACTCTCAACACGAACACGCCGCAGGGTTTCTGGTTAACCGCTCTTTAATGTTGAATACTACAAACCCTTTTTCATCAACAAAATATTATGCGAGAGCTGCTGATTTCCATTCTTCAAATTTTTGAGAAACATCACGGCTATCTCCAGAAGAATATTTTTTCACCATGTTATGAATAGCATTCCAGTCTGGTTGCGTACGAGTTTTTTCGTTTTCCATGACTCTATAATCGTGGCCTCTTAAATAACCATATGCTAGATGAGTCGAACGAGCAGCTTTACGAACAATATTTGTTCTATGTTCTGCCATAGAATTTGCGCGTCGTGTTATACCTTTGGTTAATTCAACCAGATTATAATCGCGCTCTTGTTCTAAAGCATGAATTTCGTCAATAGTAAGAGTTTCATTTTCTTCTATTAATCGTTTTGTTAAACGTTTTACCTTAGATCGAAGTTTTTTAACTTCACTTTGGATAATCTTGCTTTCGGCTGCAAGAGTTTTTGTTTTGATTTTTAATTCAAATGACATTTTCAGCTTCCTTTTTTTGCTGTTTTTAAAATAGAATAGTGTGTTTCTATCCGTCACGGCGGTCCCCGATTAGAGGGAAGTTCAATCTACATTTGACATTTTTGTTTCCTCACAATAATAATAGTATATTGATTATACTATATAACATAACCGTTGGTAATACGTAATAAGTCATTATTTTTAAAAATGACATTTTACGTCTCTTTACCTTTAAATGGTTTGCCTTCTTTTGAATCTATGCGACATTCTTTTTTAGTTAATCGAGAATCCGGTGGCCATACATCATCGGCGACAAATTTTTTCCATTGTTTTTCCATTTCAATTATACGCTGTTCGCAGCTATAAATTGTATCATATGGTCCTCTATTATCGCGAAGTTCTTGACATCCTAATAAAGTCGAACATGTTACTATTACTGCAAAAAACATTATAATTTTCCTATTTTTCTATCATATCTCTCAGAGTTGATATGTGTCTTTCAGCGTCGTGACACAATAATTGTAATTTTTTACGCTCTTGTTTTAATTTACTTACAGCATATATACAATGCTCACCATTCGTACAGACATGGTCGTGATTTTCACCCGCGCCTTCTCTATCACAAGAAATACAATTACAAAGATAGCACCTTTGTGCTTCTCGAAGTCTATCAATTAAATCAGTCATCAATAATACCTAACTAAGAAACGCGGCTGACATAATTATCGAGACAAAAATTACAATAGAATAAAACGCCCAATTATTAGAATATTGTTCATCTTTTTGAATATATTTTTTAATTTCATGATAATACCAAAAAGCATCAGCATCATCTTTTGGTTGAGGAAGACCTGTTAATTTGTAAATTGATTTAGCCATATCATATTCGCCTTTTTGAATTAAATCAATTTCACTCTTTTTATATTTGCGCGGTGGCGGTATAGTTTCTTTACTCATCATCATTTTCCTTTGGTCGCCAACAGGAGAGTTGAACTCCTCGAATTAGGATTGAAAGCCTTTTCTGTACCACTACGTTGACGAAAATTTCATGTGATAATCAACTGCGTCTTGATTATTATAAAATCTTAATGTTGCATTCTCATTTTCATGTCTTGCTTGACATATATCATATTCACCTATTATAGTCTCTAAAAATTCTAATAGTTTATCACTTGGACTGTACCAAATAATTTCTCTATCAGATATAACCGAGTGGCATCTTTCTGGAATTAACTTTATTTCAAATTCATAAACTAAAGTATTAATTACCATACTTTTGAGCCCAATCAGGTAATTCAGAAGGGTCGACACCGGTTTTATTTTTTATTTTTCCAACTAAATGATTATATGTTTCTGTTTTAGATGATATAGGAATATAATTATTCATATATCGAACAAAGTCACAAAATACATCTTCAGTATCTTTTGCGTAACCTCCAGTATCTGCTTGAATTATGTCGCTAGCTGCTTCCATAAATTTTTGTTGATTAGTTCGTGGAGGTTTATTAAAAATTAAACTGATGCAACGTTTTGCATTTGAACCATAATATATTTTAGAATCAGCGGGTACATATTCAGTAAAAAAATCAGATATATCCATGGCTACGGCAGTATAAACAAAAGTAAATCTTTTGAAGCCTCTGTCTATATTCCACTGATTCATAAAATCAACTACTTCTTTAACAGAATGTGTATCACCTTGAATATAATTTGCTAATTTACGACACAAATCAGGAAGGTCATTAAGGAAATAATCAACGCCGCCATTTTTGAAACCGGGTGGTTGATTACCAATAGAAGTAAATAAAGGACCTGAATTATCATCAACATATGCTTTTAAAAATTTTACCATCATAGACATATCACGATGCATGCCAAAATATTGACATAAACTATTACGATATCCATGGTCATTTTCAAACGATGCTCCGGACCCAGTGCACCGATGAAAAATAAAGGCGTATAACCAATCAACCAAATTCCAATTTTCGGTTTGATACAATCCAATTAATTGACGGCGGTCTTCATTTTGTTTAAAGTATTTTGGATTTCTTTCTCGATGCCACAAATCCATAGGCACATTTGAAAAACCAGCGTATTTACGCTCAACAGTGTCATATATATGAATATTTTGCTGCAAATCATCCCCTACGAGTCTGTTTATAAGTTCGCCATTATAATCAGTATCAGAAATATTACAATTATCTTGTAATACTTTTGCACGATTATAGTAGCCGATAAAATGCTCGTAGAGAAATGTTTTTTGAAGTTCCATGGTTAATTAATTGAACTTTCTGTTGGAGCCTCTTCTGGAACCATTCCATATGAATTTTCCAAAATTTTAGAAATATTTTCAGTTAGTGCTTTTTGAAAATCTGGATGAGCTAATAATTCTGCAACTTCTTCTTGAACCATAGTTATCAGGTTAGATGGAGTTAGTCCATCTAATTGTCCTTTTTTGTGTTCAATGCTAAAAATTGTTGCGCTAGCATGCATATAACTTTTTATAAATTCTGCAGCTAAAATCCATCTTGCGCAATCGGTAGAATGTGATGTTTTTTCTGCAGCCGATAATGCAGTATCAACAAGGTCTTTACAAGTTCCGCATCCACAAAATGCATCATCAGGATTATAACTTTCAGATTTCATAGTTTATTCTTTCCATAAGTATTCGGTAGGACTTAAGTGTACAGACCGTGGTTTTTCCATAACATCGAAACGCAAACGTCCTTCTGTATCATAAAAATGACTTGGCCATTCTCTCACTTCAAAGTTATATTTTTTACTGTACTTTATTAATTCATCAATAAACACATTTCGTATTCCATTCCTTACAGCCCAATCTCCATAAAATGGTGTTCCTTTATACCAGCCTGATTTTGGAAGAATTCTACTTTCATCTTCGATAGGAAGAGGTTCTATTATTACCACAGGGTGAGTTCCTGAAAGGTTTAATATTTCAGCTACATAATCAGCAACTAAACTTTTAGTTGCCGCGTGTGGGTCATCTGTGCGAGCCAAATGATGCCGTATGTCGATATTGCCAAAATATGCAATGAGTTTTAATTCTCCTTGTGCAATGTCGTGAATCATATTCGGTGTTAAAAGTTTATCAAAACCAATTCGTGTTGCACCATGAAGAGTTTTAAAATCATTTCTATTAACTAGTGTATTATTATCTTCTTTAGTATAACAACTAGCAGAATGACTATCTCCTAACACTATTGAATTAAAAACATCAAGTTCATCAAGTTTTTCGGCATCAATTATTGTTCTATTTGATAACATAAAATCCATTTTTTCAAAATCTATATTGCTAAATAAATTTTCAAATTCCGGTTTAATTCTAGATTTTATCAATGAGCCGTACATTGGAGACTTCCAATCAAGACTAAATACTAATTTATGATTAGATGTTAAAATTTTATGTAAGTCATGAGCTTTATCGGCAAGTTTCTGAAATGACTTTCCATCTTTAAGAAAATAATTTAATGATTTCATGTCAGTTGGAGATTCATGGCCATGATATAAAAATAAAGCATCGTATTCAACAGGATTATCAGTGCCTTCATTTATATAAATGTTCAAGCTTTTGTTTATAATATTCAGCCCACCCTCTACGGTGTGAATGTAGTGATTTCGCTATAGGAGTTATAGGAGAATATATGCCGAATTTTTTATCCATTTAATTGTACCGTATTTGATTTTTGTAATTTATCATTGGCTAATCGCATTTGATTTAAAATTACATTTATTTTTTCTTGAACATTTATACCTTTTAAATAGCTATCACCTGGAAGATTACTTTGCATTAATTGTAGTAAGTCTACTTGAATGTTTGCTAATTGAAGTTGTAAATCAGCTATTTCTCTTTTATATTCATCAATATTCATTATAAAACCTTAATAAGAGCATTAGTTTTTTTATCTCTTATTTCTTGAGTGCCATCTTTTTTACTATGCCAAGTATAACCATTTTCTTGACACCATTTACAAATTTTAGCAATTTTTACATCTGATAATCTAGCCATTATAATTTATCTTTTATTTCAATTATATTTTTGAACTATTCTTTTTGCTCCAAAAATATGAGTAATATTTACCATTCGTAATCACAAGCTTCACATGGATAATCTTGTTTAATTATTCCGTTAGCAACCGGACAATCATCTTCTCCATACTTACATCCATGTTTAGAACAACAATGAGTTTGATGAACCCGATTTTCATTATTTTGAGCATTTTTGCGTTCTTCTTTTTTATGCGATACCCAATCGTAGTATGCTTTTTGACTACCAAATGCTTCTAAAGAAAAATGATTTGACAACATAAAATCAGCATACTGTTCGAGGCATTGCCTATTTTGGAAATCGGCTCTTTTAATGGCACTCGTAAAATCATTTTGGATAATTGATACTAAAAATGAACCAGGCTCAATTCCATGATTAATATAACGCCACATACCTTCCCTAGCTGATTCAGGAAGATAAGAATAAGGTCTTTTATTCAATTCATCGCGAGTGGGTTGTTGCATATTTTAACCTTTTTTATAACCTTCCACTATAGACCGTATAAATTTTCCAAATTTTTCTGGCTCAAACCACATCCATATTAACATACACGATAATATAAAACCCAAACCTGCCATTTTATAATTTCCCTATTTGTCGTTTACCAAAATAATTGGTATCAACTTTGTCGTGTTCATTTCCATCATATTTGTCACTTTGCACAAGCCACTCTTTTAATCTTCTATTAGAATCAGTGTCTTCAACTTCTATAGAAATTTCTTGACCGTCTTGCGCAAAAATTTTAAGCTCCATTATGGAATATACTTTAACGTAATACGACGATACAGTCCTGAGAACATTTCATATATTCGTGTAAAGAATCTTAGTATAATGTCATCAAAGAAAAATACAAATATTGAAATAGGCCAAAGAGCAATCCAACTTGTTATTTGGTCTTTGTTATTCCATTCGTTGGCTGCTCGAGGAAAATTTAGGTCATTTACATATTCAGCAGGATTTGAATTTGGATTTTTTCGAACAAAACGTTCTTTAGCCGATTTTAATTCTTCTTGTAAACTAGGTTTAAGAATTTTACGGCGCCATTTAAATAATGACCATACTGCGCCAATACCTCCATACAAAATTATTCCTAGAAAGGCTTTTAATGGATTATTAATAATCCATATAATAGGACCATTTTCATATAAAAATAGTACAGCAATTGAATATATTACTACACACATTAAAGCGCCAACGAATGTTTCGGCCCAAGCTGCCCATGAACAAAAACATAATAAACACACAAAAATAGCCCAAGGCCAAAAAGCAAAAGCTGCTAATAATTCAAACATTTTAAAATTTCCTCTTTTAATTTGTTAAAACTATATGATAATTTTATTTGCTTATACAATAATAAATATCTGTTATTCACCAAATTGATCTGCGTATTCGCACGCTATATCATTTGCTGAATCTGCATTCCAAATAAAATCACTATCACCATAATTAATTCCTGCCATTTTTAAATAATCCCAACAATTAAATACCGATTCCTCTAATGTTATAGTGGGCCATTTTTCTTTTAAATACATATGAAAAGCAGAACCAAAACCTATTTTCGATAATTCTCGTGTTGTGTCTTTTCGAATTACTCTTTCAATAGCATCATATATGGCGCCATCTAAATTTTCAGTCACGTAATCATTAACTGCTTTTTCTGCTGATTTTTTGATTAATTTAGAAAACATTTAATTATGCTCATTTATAATATTTGGAATGTATTCTTCATTATCATGTAAACCTTTTAAATATTTTCCATCAATTTTTTCAGAATGAACAAATTTAGCCATAAAATCAAAGATACCTTTTCGTTCAACTCTCCATACAGCACCTTCAACAATTTCTTGAGCGCCGTGAAAACCCTGGCCTCCTAAAATATCCAAAGTTTTTTCTATGGTTATTGGCTCACCATCTGAAACAACATATGCTGTTTTAAAATTACCAATACTTGCTGCGTGTGTCATTTCATCGTGAGAATGTCTTTTTTGATTTGTCATTAAATCAAAAATTACAAACGGTTCATGCGGTAATTCATAAATTGTTCCAGTAGCCACATTTAACCATTCGCCAACAAAACGCTGTCCTTCTTCTAAAGCTGCATCAAAACGCTTTTTATTATCAGTAACAAATTTTTGAAATTCTCGAATATGTTCAAAGGGAGATGTTGAAGCATAATGTCCTGAACGACCTAAGGCAATAATTCTTCCATTAAATTTAGCAACTGACATACATGAACCATCAAGCTTTTCAGTTACTATTATTCTATCATGTTTATCTCTTTTACGATGACAACATATTCGATATTGCCCATGATGACATGAACTATCTGATGGTCCTAATCTACTTTCTGGAAGATGCGGAATAGAACCGTAAGCTTTTATTCCTAGAGGTTTACTCATTTAATAACTCCGGACGATATTCTTTTAAATATTTAACAGCGTCGTTTACTCTATTGTCGATTATTTTTTTAACTTTAATGCGAGCTGCATTTTTAGCGTCAATTGCACTTTCAAAAGTACAAGTTCCTGTTGATGGATTAGTTAATGATACGTATTGAAATACGCAAACCCATCCATCATATTTTAATGAATAATAAACCCTAACAAACCCATTTTCAAATTTAGCGTCATAAATGGGGTGAATATTCATGTCTATTTCTTCCCAAAATAAAACTGGATAATTATTCATCCAGTTTCTACTTTGGTCGTGCATATAACTTTACGGTCTAAATATTTTCCTTGTATTTCAACATTACCATCATTGCGTTTGCATCTTTCAATAAATTCTTTTTCATAATATTGAACAACATATATGCCGCCAACTATAGAAAAAGCATAAATTCCTATAATCATTATAGCTATTTTAAAATGAAAATTCACAATAGTCTCCTTTAAATAATGGTAGGCGCGGTAGGATTCGAACCTACGATAACTCCGTTATGAGCGGAGGGCCTTAACCGCTTGGCTACGCGCCCAATTTATTTGTCTTCCATATCCTTAAAATCTATTTCTTTTCCGTCTTCACTAGATGCAATTATTTTCTTAATTATTTGTTGATTTGTATCAATTTCAATACATGTCAAATAACCACCCTTACCACAACCGGTATCAATGTTAATACGATTAGGAAGTATTTCAATAGGACTTTTTGGCGTGTGTCCGTGTACAATACGCCATGGAAATTTGTAATTCCATCTTAAAAATTCATCTCTAACCCATAAGAAAATATTATCATCGATTTTACTTAAATCACCATCCCATTTTTCATATGTATGTGGATTAATTCCAGCATGAACAAAAAACATATTATCTTGTATATGATACAATTTAGAATTACGATACCAATTAATGAATTTTTGTCTAACATCTTGATTAATGTCAGTGTTTTCTTCAAAGTTTTTTAAACTTTGAAGTGTTTCAATTCCACCATTGTATTCCCAAATACCTGATTTATCATAACCCATAAGACCATCATACATTAATTGTTCATGATTTCCTCGAAGTAATATTGCTTTTCCGACTGATTCTAAATAAAAAACACGGTCAAGAACTTCCGCCGAACTAGGTCCTCTATCAACATAATCTCCAATGAATATTATTTTATAAGTTTCATTACCGCTTAATTTTTCAATTTCTTCAAGTATTCTATCTAACGCAAGAATATGACCATGAATATCACCTATTGCAAAATAACGCATTTATTAGTCCTTTTTAATATGGTGAAACCGATACATTCTAAAAATTCAATTGACGCTTGAATAATTTTTGTAATTATATTATTTACGCCAGATGGATTATCCTGTATTTTTTCATTTAATTGTTCTGCGTTTAAGAAATGTTTTACAGCAGCATCATTAATTGCATATTCTGGAATTTCCATATCAGGGAAATTATCATATGCCCATTCTTCAAAAATGTCTATTTGCTTACTTGTAATCATAAAATGGCTACCTTTTATTATGTTATTGCAGCCATTTTATATTATTTTATATCATCTTACAATTATATGTAACTTATTGATTTATTACGATAAAACTGTATACATCCAAACTACGTAACCAGCCATCAATGACCAACCGGTAAATTGTGTAATTCGTTTTGGCATGAATATTACAGCAGCAACATAGACGCTAGCCGCAATAAGAGCAATACGAAGACCCATCATAAATCCATCATCTTGAGGAATTATAATATTCCCATTTAATAAGATGTAAATTATAGCAGGAAGTCCTAAAGCCACACATATATCGAAAATGTTTGAACCAAGACATGTTGTAATGGCTTCTACATATTCACCGTTTTTAGCCTCTTTGATTGCCAGAATGGTATCAGGGACAGAAGACGCAGGTGCAGCTATTAACAATGCTATCATTGCAGGTAGCAATCCTACGCGCTCTGAAATGGCCACAACAAATTCACCAAGTGCAAAACAGGCAACTGTCAATATCACAATAGCAATAAAAAGCTTGAGCCATGCCATTCGTGTTTCGGATGCATTTCCAGGGTCGTAATCTTCATACTCTCCTTTATTTTCAATATACATGTAAATGCAATATGAAAAATAGATACCAAGCAATATAATCACGTCTTCAATACCGATAACAAAATCTGAGATAGCATAAAAGAAGAAAATTTCTGCTATGAATAGAAACCCAAAATCTCTATACAATCCCCCTTTGTTAATTTCAAACGGACCTGCCTTATCAGCCATTGCTTTAGTAAAAATCATTTTTGATATCAAAGGAACGGTAACAGCCAGTATAACCAAACTTGGTATAATCATACTGTTAAATACAGCAGAACCTGCCGTCACTGCGATACTTGCAGAAAATAATTCTTGACCTTGGCTCGAAGATACCAAAAATAAGAAAGCGAAAGCCGTACAAAGTTCTGGCATTGAACTGCCGATGGAATTAATGGTTGAACCTTTAACTCCTTCCTGAAGATTCCGACCTAGATATTCTGCAGCTGGTTCAAAAATGTCACAACCTTTTGCGATAATCCAACTGAGAAATAATGTGCCAATTATTGCAATTGCGATGACACCGAGCATTGGGATTGATTCCAACATTATACCCACCCTCCAACTTGTTTTCCATCTGCCTTGTCAACTTCAACTTGTGAAGCAAATTCAGCAATGATGCGAGAAATTTCTTCATTTTCAAGAGGAAGATTTTTCGCAAGTTCACGAACCAAATGAATTTCGCCTGGGTCGAAGTTTCCATCAGCTGCAGCAATATTGCATACAGTTCCAAGAATACGTTGACTGATACCAGCATCTTTAATTTTTGCCAGTTTTTCAACGATTTCAAGTTTTGCATTTGCAGAATTTTGTTTGATGGCATTTACCGTTTCGTCAAATTCTTTTAGAATTTCTTCTTGAGAAAATGATTTCATCCATGGCAAATTTTTGCAGTCTTCAATAAATGATGTTCTTTCTGAATCATCAACGCTTCCATCCGACGCAGCGACAGCCGCGGCAAAAGATACAAGAGCATAAAACTCCCCTTTATTAAAAGATTTGGTCGCAGCTTTTGCAGCCTCATCAATTTTCAACATACCCATTAATTTCTTAATCGCCATGATAATTACTCCTTTTTTAATAAAAAAAGGGGCCTAGTTATTTAGGCCCCTTAAATGTTTTAATTTTAAGGGTTCAATATATTATTGAACTGCCTGGAAAGTTTCGCTGAGGTTTTTCGTACCTAGGCTTTCTGCCAACGGTTTGAAATGCCATTCGCCATTGTCGTCTTTGACGACATCCGCAAAATGCATCGCATGACCATTCATGTCTGAATTTGTAATGTTGTAACGAGCAAGAGCTTCGTTCGTATCAGCGTCACGTACTTCAACAAAAGCATTTGAAACATGGCTCATGTTCTGAGGTTCACCGTTTGGACTTTTTCTTGAAGTCGCATCATGAAGTGTTACCAAGCATGAAACTTTCGTGCCGTTAACTTCATCCAGGTTGATAGTGATTTCTTCGTCTGGACCAGTATCAGAACTTCCGCCAGTCAAATCATCGCCTGCATGTACAATGCCAGCTTCTTTCAAATTGCCATAGTATACAAGAGCAGGAGCTGATGCGCCTGATACTGCAACTGATGCATCCATGTCGTATTCATCACCGCCACCTTCAACTGGGTCCCAACCGACACCAAGAATCATATTGCGAAGTGAACCGCCGCCGGATTTTTCAAGAACAATATCTTGACCTTTTGATAAATTAATTTCCATAATTTTCTCCTTGTTAGTTTCGCGTTATTGCAATAACTTTAACAATTAAAATATACAACAAATTAATTTGATAGAATAAACAAATTAGCAGAAAAGATTTATTATGCTCTTAATTTACTTTTATTGTAGGAGGATTTTTAAACGTAAATTTCGTTTCTTTTTCAATTTGTTCACGTGCCTCAGGCGTCATAAATACAGTCACGTAAATTGAAGAATGTTTATATTTTGAATTAAAAGGCCATACTTGACCTATTTCTCCACCGTGGCGAAGTACTATTTCAAAGAAAGAACCTAGGCTACTTTTATTTAGCCTAGGTGAATTGTCTGTATGATACCATTGTTTTTTAGGATGATTAAATTCACTTCCTTGACCTATCCATCTTTGATTCCAACGAGACCCATGATGAAATGTTTCTCCAGTTTCAAGAGATGCGCCGCAATCATTACACATATAAATTGTTGACTGACGATGGTCTCCATATTTTGTTATTTCAACATCTTCTGATGCACAAAACGGACATGGAAGTAAATCAGCCATTATTCAATAGGTCGTTTCGTTGGATATACGTCTGTTACCAATGGTGCTGTTTCAATAGGGTCATGCAAATAACGAACAAGATTATCATAGTCACAACTATTACTCTCTTTACAATGACGAATTAAATTATTGTATGCGCCAGTAGACATTTTATCGTAACGAGATTTAGTAGATGGAGATTTGATTCCATTATTATCATTAGAATGTAACATAACAAAAACTGCTAATACTAAACCCAGACCAATTGTAAATTTCAAATGAAATTCTTTAGTGAATTCCAAAAAACTAAACATTGGAAATGGCCCATACAAACGAAGCGTGTTCATTACCAAAACTGCTGAAGCTAATCCTAGCACATAAGACATTTAATTATCCTTCACATTTATCAGGAGCATTAACTTGTTCTGCAGAATAAATATTTGCAAAACTAGTCCAATCACCTGTAATATAACCAAGCCCTAAAAAATTTCCAATAAGAGGCAATTGATTTTTAAATCGGCGAGTTCCTACTTCAGAAAATTTCATCGTACTTCCTTTAACAATAGATGCACGGGTTTTTGCTGAATCAGTATGAATAACCCATGGCAATATAACTACGTCGCGACTTACATATTCATCAGTTTGACACGTTTCAAAACTTTTTATGATAAACGTACGTCGTACATTTCCTTCAGCGGATTCATCGTTGTAAACATCAACGACTTTTCCGATAAACGTATTTGATGTTCCGAAGAAAGATAGTTGGTTAAACACCATAGGAATGGCTTTATATCCAACAAGCATCAATAGAACACCGATAACCGTGGACGACATACCACCAGATTTGTTCCATGCCGTAAATACAGCAAACACAATTACTGATATAAATAACGCTTCATCGATGAAACCAGCAATTCCAGGAAGTATTCCTTTAAACGCCGATAAGATTAATGTTATTGCAAATAAGCCTAAACCTATTAAGAAAAAATGTGAGTATTTCATTAGTAATCTCCTTTTAAGATAACAAAATTTTAATATGTAGTGCTAAATTTATACAATTTTAAGCGTCTGCTCTTGAATATCCTGTTCCAAAACATTTAGTGCATTTTGATTCACCTATAAAACCATTTCCTTTACATGGTTCACACTGATTATCTAAATCAGGAAAATCAAATTCTTGTTTTTTTCCTGATTCTATTAACATGATTTCTTCTAATGCAACTTTTATAACAGCACTGTAATCTAGTTTTGGTAATACAGGACTATTATATGCTTTCCAAGATATTGTCTCATGTTCAATAACCTTAACAGAATGTCTATTAGGATCGTGAATTCTGTATTTGATAATATCGCCTGGTGAATTTAATATCGACCAATTAAGTTCGTCGGCCGATCTACTATATTTATTTCCGTTTCTAAGAACATAATCTATTTTGTCATCTAATTTTAAAGATGCAGGAAAACTTCCACCATTTTCCTGATAATCATACACTGGATGATTTTTTATATCATTTTCTTCATCATCTTTTTCTTTATATGCAATAATGCTGTAAGATATATCTGTTACACCATCTGAGTTCCAAGAATATTCATTGATAGTTCCAGAACTTTCTTGCCCTCCATGTAATATAATATCAACTTTTGTATCTGGATTTAAATGAGAAGGTTTAACATTAGATTCATGAATAGTATATCCATCTTTTACAAGGGTTTTTCTATAATAAAGAATGTCATCGCTTAAATCATTACTATGATTATTCCATCTTAACGCGCCTGTTAATCTTTTATAATATGTTTTTCCGTCTCGTAATTTAATATCTAAATAATCATCTCTGTTAATATTATCAGGAATATTAGAATTAGAAGGATTCCATTTAAACCAACCTAATAATTCCTGTTCTGAAAATTCGTATTCGTCATCGAGCTCAAATTTTTTATACGCTATTATTCTATAATCACCATTATTTTCATTCCAATTCCATTCAAAAGCGTCAACTAATCCGTAACTTACTAAACCAGATTGATTTATTATCGAAACCCTATCGCCAATATTTAAACCAAAGTGTTCTAATAAGTCAGGATTTCCCGGCCATTTAATATAATCATCTTTGATAACAGAACGACGATATTTTATAATACAACATGTTGAATCTCGCTGCACTGACCAGTCTAACTCAGTAACTTTAAATTTATTTAAATAGGATTTGTCTTTTAATTGGACGTCGACTTCATCAAAAGAATTTAAGTTATCTGGAACTTCAAGACCGTCAAATTCTTTCCATTGATAATCTTTTTGTTTGATATAATCTTTATAATTTGAAACTCTATCAACTGTATCAATTTCAGGATTGTAATATTTCCATCCAACAATGTCGTCTGAACTATCACTACTATCCCATCTTAAATCTTCAGGATAAATTCGTGTTATAATCTCACCATCTTTTAATAAAACAGTAACTAATTCATCCTCATTGATTTCATCTGGCCATTCATCGTGACATTCTTTTCCATACCATTCATTAAATAACAATTTTTCAGACATATTATATTTCCAATAATATAAGTATGGAGAGTTTAATGATTATCGTCTAACTGAAATAATACTACCATATGAATATTTTCCTGTTTTTACTCTATTACTAGAATTTCCAGATACTAATATTAAACCGTTTTTGTATTTTCCTACAACAATGCCAACATGATGACCTCGGCGATTTCTTATGACTGCGATATCACCTTTTTTGGCATTTCGTTCATTAACTCTTCTACCCCATCCTGCATATGATTTTGCAGCAAGATAATGACGAGGCGGAGTTTTTCCTGAACGCTTCATAACAATAGCAACAAATCCGCCACACCATGGAACTCGGCGAGGATTTATTCCCATAATATTTTGAAGTTTTTTACGATGTTTTACTTCGTGAAGACCAATATATCGTTTTGCAATATTGCCCATATTTGGAGCAGCATTTGCCTGCGAAAAAGAAAAAGAAGTTGCTAGTGCACATATTAACCAAAAGAAAAGAAAAAATATTGTAATTTTTCGAAGACTTTTATGTTTTTGTTGAACTTGATTGATTTTATGACTGAGCATTTTTGAATTCCTTAATTTAATATTCAATTATGAATTTTATCTATTAATAAAAATTAATACACTACTAAATATCTTTATTACCATTAAAGGTTCCTGTGCCAAAGCATATACTACAGCGAATTTCTTCTATAAAACCTGCACCTTTGCAGTTTTCACATTCGCCATATTCTTCCAATAAATACTCGCTATCATCATCTGTACCTGACGTATTTTCATTTGAATCATTCCATTCGTCAGAATTAGAATAACGCCATGCTATAATATCGCCTGAGCCTCCATTATGTTCCCAGTTGTATGAAGAAGCATTCATATCACCATCATGGTAAGAACCGCTTCTTAATATAACTTCAACAAATGTATTTTTTCCAGGAAATTCACTATTCGGAAAACCAAAACATAAATTCCAGCCTTCGTTTAATGCTTTCTCAGTTTTATTGGCCCAACTATTTTTATATCCCATATTACTCTACTGAATTATCAGTTCCCGTTCCAAAACATTTATTACAAGTTTGGCCATTATCTTCGCCAACTCCTTCACACTGAGAGCATGATTTAGACTGTGTACCTTCAGATGATGACGATTTAGTTTTTCTCATAGAACTATCTGAATAACGCCAAGCTATAATGTCTTCATCGCCATTACAATGGTCCCAACAAAAATCATAAGCTTCTCCAGAAGACATTGTTCTATCACGGAATATTACCTCTACTGAATCGTCACCGCTACCAGCTTCAAATTCATCGGATGAAAAACCAAAACATAAATTCCATCCATGATCTTCAGGATTTTCTATATGCCGCCAAAGTTCGTTATAATCTAAACTACCCATTTGTAATTGCCTCTATTTGTTTTCTAAATTGAATAAATCCGTTAAAATTTCCGTGTAATTCAGGAAAATTATATTCAGGGTCTGCTTTAGCCTGATGTTCTATAGGAGAATAATGAGAAGGTTTTGACACGATTAATTTGTCATATAATCTAATATCAATTTTATAATCAGGGTTTTTTCCATCATGCGTTTCGTACGAAACCCTTGCACAGCGAGCAGAACTCATCTTTTTTAACTGTTCTATCGTTAAAACAGTATTTTTCTTTTCATACTCTGTAATAAAAGGTAAATGCCATTCATCTTCAGGTAAAACGTCAGGAACATTTTTTAGATATAAATCACTCATTATATCAGATAGTTTTCGAATATGAGGTTCAGCGTCTATATGACTTCGAAGTAAAAACCAATTATCATAATCCGTGGACGTTACAATTACTGATATATGATTCCAAGGAGCAATTATTCGATTAACATTCTGTTTGTGGCCACCTAACAAATGCAAAATATATGCAAATAAACAGGCAAACCATCCAGCTAAAATCCAAATTCCTTTACTAATCAGTTTAATAGGAAAAGATAATTCTTCATTTGCTTGCATTCCAGGTTGATTTTTGCCCCAATGAATTGGAACGTACATATCCGTTAACACATTTTTAATCATACGTTTTACAGGAACTGCTCGGCTAGAACCGGCATTTCTAGAAAATACTCGGTGAGTCATTAATTCAGCGTGAATAGCTAAAGGATAACGTAATACAAATGTTGTAATACGGTCACCTTTTGAGTTTATTGAATCAGTTTCAATGCGAGCAGATATGGTTGTCAATGTAAATTCCTTTTAGTTGAAATTTCACATTACAATAATTGCACATAGTCGAAAAATAAAATGCATCTTGTGTTTACAAGCTCTATTTTTTGTTCTATAATGAATCATTAAACATGGAG